ACCATCTATTTCACTGAATCGATTATAGTACCTTGAATAGTAGAAATAGAACCAATAGGAGCAACTTCTTGCACTCCACTAGGAGCTACCTATACAGGAGTACCTCTATCAATAGTTACATCTTTTATTTCTACATTAGAACTACCCATTCCAGCATATTGTGTAATGAGCATTCCATGCTTGAGGTAATAGGCAAATCCATTTACACCTTGTCTACGTACTCCAGATTGAGAAGTAACCGTCTTAAAGTCTTCGAGGTCAAACTTAATGGTATCAGTAATATCAAGACTTGTTACAGCTCCATTTTGTTCAATGAAGAACTGTTTAATACCTCCAAATGGAAGTACTTGTCCTTCTGTTCCATTAAATGAACCGAGTCTACTAGAAAGAACATCGTGTCTTTCTGATATAGACATTGTCTTCAGAACGTTAGTAAAATCGATAACACCTTGTTCAGTAGATAAATCAAAGCGTCCTCTTCCAGTACTGTTTGCAGCAAGGTCTGTACGCTTCATAAGATAAACAACCATAGGATTATTTGGGTCTCTTATAATAGAGTCAGCATTTCCTAAATGTTGTGGGTTATCTACCATAGGAATCATCAAGTTGATTATCTGTCTAGGTGTAGCTTTAATGTTATATACCTGACCATTTATCTCCTTGAAATATGGTTTGTCAAGAGAATCTGGATTCTTAATAGCTTCTACGATGAAATTAATATCAGAATTAGCACCTTCTGATGTAAGTTTCACCCTATCTATTGCAACTATTACTCTGTTGTTTTTCTTGTTATTTGGACATTCGTTCTTTGGTACAGACTTTAAATAAATCAAAGTTCCTGGTCTAGAGCTCATTCTTCTATCTGACCACTGATATAGTGGAGTAGGTTGCTCTTTACCTTCCTCAAATGTCTAAACAATACCAGCATCGTCGACATAACCTATCTTCTTATATGCAGAAGAAAACTCTATATCGTAAATGTCTTGACTAGCAAACAGGTCTGTGTCAAGTACATTCTGGTAAGTAAGACGGTCGTTCTTATCTACTGCTAGCTGCAAACGACCAGCTGTGCGGTACATAGAAGCCTTTACAGGAACTACTCTTTCTCCATCGTTCAGCTCTTTCTGCAGTTTCTCAATAGCATCAAACAGCTTCTTACCGTTTGGAATCCAAGTCTTTCCTCCAATTGTATCATACTTAGTGTCAATAAGTACTCTCTGCCAAACTTTTCCTTCAAATTTTATATCAGCGTATACTTCATCTCCATCAATATATACGGAAATGTCAGCATCGTCTACAAAGTTTGGAGCCATTGTAGCATTAGAGAGTTCTCTATCTACTTCTATTCTACGATAATTAAGATTAGTATGAGAAGTATTACCAGCGCTGTCTCTCTTATTTGGGGCGTTTACTACACCTGCGACAGGCTCGTATGAAGGCTCTTCTCTCTGTTTTTGCTGATCGCGTATAGCCTCATTTCTAGCCTGCTGGGCGGCTTTAGAACGCTCGCGCTTAACATCTTCACGCAAGTCGTGTAAAAGGTCGTCAAAACGGCTGTAAATGTCCTCTAACGAGCTTATTTGAGCCTTAAGTGCATCTATATCATCTGAGTTCTGATTGTAAAGCAAATCTTCAGCCTCTTTTAGTGCATTTTTGGCTTCAGTCATGAAGTCAGAATATAAAATCTTACCTTGGTCTGATAGTTCATTAAACGCACCTTCTGTCATCTTCTCAGACAGATTGTTGAATTTGTTGTCTACGCCACCTATAACGTTGTGAAGCTGCTCTTTAGCTTGTCTGAGGGCTTGACTATCTCTAGTCTCAATACCGTCAAGAATACTTAACATCTTACTGCTAAACATCAATGGCATTCTCTCTTGCAACTATATATAATCAATACCTTTTCCAAGTTCTGTAAACTATTTGTCGTAAGATACTCTGAAAGGTAGTATCTCTATAGATGCTACATCAAATCCGTTAAGCTTTAACATCTCAGCGTAAGCTGTTTGCTGATTGCTATAGTCTTCGTAAGAAGATAACTCTTGTCCGTAAGCCTTATTTGGAGTCTCAAAGAATGGCTTATGTATATTAGATATTACAGCACGTTTGCCTTCCCACTGAAGAGTGATATTTTTGTATCCGTCAGCTTTTATGTTACGTAAAATACGTCTTGCCTTAGGTGTATTGTTCTTTATATCATCCTCAGACAATATGTTAAGATCACTATGATAAGCAGCCGTAAGTTCAATATTTGGAGTATAAACATTACCGAATGTATGAACGGATGTTTTGAAGTCTATAATATGAACTCTACCTTCTTGGTCTACTCCAATCATATCGGTCTGTCCAGCTACCCAGCCTAAATCAGTAAACTGAGCACGAAGAGTAAACGGAAGCGTGGTTAACTGCCATTTTAAATCTTGAGTATAATACTCATATTGACGTCTAAGACTCTTTATAAGAGTTTTAAATGGCTCAAAGTGGCCTTTAAATAATTCTCTGTATGTACGTCCGTCAGACTCATTCTTAGTATCGAACAGCTTCATTATTTCTTCGTCTGTATCTGACATACTATACATTATATCAGAGCCAAAGAAGTTTCTAGCAAGTTCGTCTACTATATTACCAACTTTTACAGAAGCTCCAGGAGTATTGTCATAAGCAACGATTGCCTGAGCAAGATGTTTAACTGTATTCTCAAACTCTGTCTTAGATGCAGCAGTAGGGTTATCAAAGAATTCATTTTGATTATCCTCTACATATTTCTGATATATGTGAATATCATCTTGATCTGCTTCTGGATCTGGGCTTACATATCCTATAAGAACATCTCTAAATTCTTTTAAAGATTTTGCTTTTGATAGTTTGTTATATACATCCTTAATACGTTCATTTTGTTCTGGATGAATATATGCTTCTGGTTTAATGTTGTGTACACGAGAAGCTCTAACTATCTTTCCATCGTCATCGATAAAATAGTCTTGACTGGTAGTACTATATCCGTCAGGATCGTTCTTAACTTTAACCTTATCCTCGTTGTATCTACGCTCAATATCCTTTACGACCTTCTGCTATGGATCATCGTCCTCATTGTTTTCTACAGGAGGTGTAGGAGGCGTTGCAGGAGGTGTTGTAGGAGGTACAATAGGGGCCTGTGGCTCATTTTTAGGCTCTGTGACGGGCGATTGAATCTCCTGCCATCCATTTGCCCTAGCGGCATCAAATAACGCTCTCTGACGCTTTTCTACCATTGACTGTGGAGACAGTGGAAGAGTTTCTCCAGATTGTTTAGCGAATGTTTCTCTAAACAATTGTCTGTCGTGTTCAGCGTTCTCTTCTGGAGTGTTTGCACCATGAGTTATACGGTTCATAGGAAGATCGTCTCTTCTATCTTTATACTCCCACAAGAGACCTTCACTATCTACAGTCTCATTATCGGCAAGACGTCTGTTAATACGACCATTTTCGTCAGTAAGAACACGTATTTGATTACCCTTAGAATCCTTTACAGGAACCTTCTCTCTTGAGTCTGGTTGTACTTCTGGATCAATCCAAGCGTTTTCTTCGTCGAGATGTTCAGCCTTGAGCTTCTCTTGATATACTTTTTCTACAGCATGCTCAAAAGCATCGTCTTGTTTTTCGTTCTCAGCAATCTCTTTTAGTATTTGTACAGCGTGTCCTTTAGAATATCTAACGTGCTCTAAGTCGTTGATAGGATTCCAATCTGCGCTGGAAGAAACAACGTTTCCGTCGTTGTCTATTCGCTCAAGTTTACCTACAAAGTTATCAAGAGACTTCTGTGCAGAACTTAATTCATATCCCCACTTAATATCGTTGAGATATGCATTTTTAAGTTCACTATGAGCTTCCTCATTGTATGCAAGATGGTTCTCGACATCTTCTAAAGTACGAACGTTACTTAGATCAATTTTATCTTCAAACCAAGATTTTACGCTGTCTATGGTATTATCTATTTGCTTTAATTGATCATGTAACCCTCTACGTACTTTAGCATGCGGAGTATTCTCTTGTAGTTTTAAACCTTGCTCTATTTGATCTCTATATTCCAAAAGTGCTGCAAGATATGCAATATTCTTGGTATACTCGAAATCGTTATCTCCTTCTATCATTGCTTCTGTAGCAATTCTATCGAGAGGTTTTCCAGATAGACGTTCCTCAGATTCCTCATTGGTCTAAAGGAAATTTAACATTAAAGCAAGATTATTTTCTGATACAGAAAGGTTATTAGCCCACTTTTGTTCTGTTTGCTGTAAGTCATTTGCAGCTTCTTGTCTATTAGCCTTTATGTCTGCTATTCTATCAAGAGCTACGGCTGTTGTAGCAACAAAATCGTGATACTGAGCATTGGATCTCCAAGAGGTAGGATTCTTCCAGTCTCTTACATTGATACCATTTGCTTGAGCTGCCTTTCTTGTAAGAGGGTTCTGAGCAATGTTCATCAACTTGTTGTACTTCTGCTCAGCTTCATCTATCAATTCTGGAGCAATTGCTGCATCATGATATGTCTCTTCATACTTACTATTCTGTTCACGAAGTCTCTGGAACGCTTGCTTCATGTCGTTCTTACCAGGACTAAACAGTCCTCTACGTAACCAGTCTCTGTACTGGTTTTTTTGTGCAGTAGCAGCAAGTTTATTATTCTGCAGCTGTTCTACAGCGATATCAAGAGCTTTACTCTGTCGTATATATGGTGCTGAACTCTGAGCAACAGTAACCATTCCTGTTTGACCCCAACCACCGAGCATACCGCCTTTGATTTCCTGCAACAGATCTTGGTCTTTAATGTTTATAATTCCAAGTCCGTCCAAGGGGATACCCATAACATAAGCTCCCATAGTAAGACCGTTCACCATGTCAGTAAACGCAATATCCATAGTGCTCATGAGCTTCGGATCACCAATCTGGTTCTTGAAGTCTTCTGCATTAACGTGTTGCTTACCTTCCTCAATACCTTCAGCAATAGCAGACTTGATAAGGCGTCCACCAATACCTTTCATATATTGACTAGTAAGTCCTTTCTTAGTAGCCTTAGCTAACTCTTCAAGTTCTGGTGTAAGTTTTTGAGAACCTTTGGCAAGCATAGTCATACGTTTGCCGAGTCCTTTAGCAAGAGAACCGAGGTATGTATCGTCAGAATGTCTTATAATAAGGTTACCGAGAGCTTCAGCACCCTTCTTTGTAGCTCTACCAACTGTAGCGTTAGCTGCACCTGTTGCAACTCCAGCAAGAGGGCTAGCAATAGAACCAGCTTCAAATCCAGCTATAACATCTTTACCAAAACTACTCTCAAGAGCAGCTTTAATGGCAGGAACCTTCATAGCCTTAGCCCAAGCTTTACTTCCTCTTATATAAGAGTTAAGTTTCGCCATACTACCAATAGGTACAGTACCGAGCATTGCATCAATAGCAGCATCCCAAGTAGTAGCAGCCATGTCTTTGTTGAACAGGTTCTCTACATCTGTGATGTTCTCTGTGATTTTACGCAGCTTGGCTGGATCTGTCATCTTACCAGAGATAATATCGTCGATGTCTTTATCTTCAAGACCTGTTCTAGCCTTAATTCTCTCCTTAGCTGCAAGGGCAACTTCAGCATTATTTTCTGATACACCTGCGCCGTAGTTCATCGCAAAAGAACCGAGAGCACCAGCGGCACCAGCAAGCCAAGCAGCACCTCCAGTAGCAGCACCAGCAGCAAGACCTCCAAGTATACTAGAAATCATCGCAGGAGCTTGTTTCATGTACGAACTAGCAGAACCTCCGATAATTCCTGGCATCTTAAACAGATATGTATCTGGGTCTGTAAAAGCAATCTAAGTTTTATCTGCCCTGCCTTGGAACCAAGAGCTTATCTTATCTTTATGATATTTAGCATCTCTCTCGTTTTCTTCTATTACTGCATTCCAACCCTTTTCAAGTCTGTCATATTCACTAAGAGCTCTATCAAGCATTTGACGAGTTTCGTTACGACTTCTCTTACCTTTGCCTAAATCGTATATAAATCTACGGGCATCGTTAAGTTCATCGTGAGCAGCAGTAGTCTTACCAGGAATGTTCCACCAAGCATCGCTTCCGAATATTCCATTACCAGACATGAGATCGTCCCAACTAGCTTTAATTCCACCCAGTTTAGAATTAACAGTATCTTCCAACAGTTTTCTATCTGGTGCAGAATTTTCATACTCGTTTTGAAGCTTTATCTTAGCAGCTTTAGCTTGCGCAGATCTACCGCGAAGAGCATTTCTCTGCTCTGCGGTAAGACCTGTACCTGCTAATTGTTCATCAATATACTCAATCTCTCCATCTATTTGGTCTATTTCATCAAGTATATCTAATGAACGTTTGTATTTATTAATGAGTTCTTTATCGTTTAAAGCTCTCACTTTATAACCCTTTGCATCTTCTGCTTGAAGGGTATTCATTTCGCCAAAGAATGAATTCCATTGATCTTTGAGAAAGTCACTCATTCCGTAATCATCGGGCATACCAGGTATGTCTCGATTCTTTACATGGTTATATGCAGCTCCTACACCTTGCATAAGTGTACCAAGAGCATTCTAACCTCCCATTACAGATGGCATTGGAATGTCTCGAGTTCTTTCTACAGTTATATCTGCATCTTCCTTTGCCTTTCTTTCCCACTCAACTTCTTCGGCATTCTAGCGCCAGTACTCAGCTGCTCTAGAATCTATCGATTGTGCTACCTCTCGATCGTGCTATTGTATAGCGGTGCCAACATCAAGAATATCATCAAAATGCCTAAGTGCTTCTAGGGCCATCTTGTCTTCTTGACTCAGTGAGTTCTTCTTCCTATTTTTTGTTTTTATTCTTGGCATAATTGTATATATTATTTACCGCCCATAGGACGCATCATAGCTCTAGCTTGTTCTATTGCAGCATCCTACTATACACTCTTATTTCTCTTATGGGTTTCTGTATTTACGTTACCCCAAGTTTGACTTCCATTTGAGAATCTAGAAACTAGAGGAATATCCCATCCTCCATTGCTATTTCTTGTTACACCAAACATTCTTAGACTATTTTCGTCATAATTATCAAAGAATGCATTTATGTCATTATCGTCAAAAGTTCCAATTTGTGTTATGACATCGTAACTATCTTTACCTATAAGTCCATGACCATATCCTCTTCCTCCTTGATTGGTCAAAGTAACTTTATATTCTTTACCTTTTATAAGCCTATTTAATTTACTAAAGAAAGAATTGTGTTTATATACTCTATTTCCAGTAAATTCTGCTTCCGCTACAGGTGCAAATTTAGTATTAGTTCCAATCACTCCGACTGCGTCGTCTCCATCTTTACGTAACGCTAAAGAATGATTCATGTCTTGCTGCATTCCGTCGTCAACAGAGCCTTGAATTATATTATGCTTAGTAAACGATTCGTGAGCCTTATTGTATAAGTTTTCTTCCGGCTGTACTCTTCCGTCATATCCACTGCTTACAGAAGAAATCTTTTTGGCCCAACCTGCTTCAATGCCCTCTTGATTTCTATATGCTTTTACCCAATTCTTAAACTCATTAGAAGTATGTCCTCCGGTTTCAAGCTTTTCCATTTCTTTCAGAGCTCTTTCTCTGCTCTCTTTTCTTATCTTCTCATTCTTAGATATCTTATCGAGCTTCTTATATACTTCAATAAGTTTCTGTCCGCCAGTAGAATTATTTTTCTTATCTTTATCTACTATAGCTTTTCTAGCAAGTTTTTCTTCGTTACTGAGCTGTTTTGCATACTCTTCTTTCTGAGCAACAAACTGCTTAGTTTGATCCATCTTTACTTGATCAGCAGCTCCTCTAGGTCTAATGTTTTCTGAATTGTCAAGCGAATCCTCATACATCTTCTTCTGGAATTCAAACTCACGTTTAGCCTGATTTATTCTAGCCCAGCCTTGGCTTATTTGTTGACGTTGTGCCCAATTGTCTTCGTAATCATCCTTTTGATATACACGTCTTGTCTGGCCAGCAGCCACTGCTTTATTAAACGCGTCTCTAGCTAAATCATCTGATCCGTACATATCTTTGTAGTACTTATACATAAGTTGTCCTTGTGCAGTACTTACAAGTTCGTTGTAATGATCATTAGCAATCTTCTCCAAATCCTCAGGTGTGATAGATTCAATGCTATAAGAAATACCATTCTTACTAGCTTTGTGTACATTTGGTTTCATTCCTTCATAATAAGGATTACCAAACGTAGCCATATCTACTATCTTAGTAGGACTCATTTTATCCCATGCACCAGACTTTAACGTACTGTAAGAGTTAATATCTGGACCGTCATATTTAGCAAGCAAAGGATTATACAAACCGGCGGCCTCTAATCTAGAACGTTCTTTAAGAAATTCTCTAGCGTTATCGGCACTAGTTCTAAGCTTGTTCACAGTACCTACGTCTATGCTTCTAGCAAGTTGTGCAAGTTTAGCTCTACCAGAAGCAGTTCTCAATGGATCTTCTCCTCTAGCGTATAACTCGTCTATACCTTTACGAAACTTTCCTATTACATTTTCATTGTACCAGTCTTGGTCTCTTTGTATAGGTGTTATAAAGTTATCATATTTCTCGTAGAAGTCGTCCATTCGCTTCTCAGCCTTCTCGTACATATAACGAGCGTTGTTAATGGCTGATTGCATTAATCCTGTATCGTACAGTTGCATCACTGGCATCTGTACTATTCTATCAGCTCCGTATACCATAATTATTTACGTCTTAGTTTACCGGTATTCATATATGACTTCGGAGAACTCCAATAAAGAGGAAGCACTGTGCTAGGAAGCATAAGCTGATTATTTGTAAGTCTGTATATATCTTGTGGAGTAGCAGCCGTAAACTATGGAAGTGGTCTTCCAGCTTCCACAGTACCCGCATACGGATTTAATGCGTAAGATTTTACTCCTGCAAAATTAGTTTTTCCAAACAATCCGTTTGGATCGAGTTGAACTTTTGGAGTTTTTGAAGAAGCATTGTTTGTATTGTTATTCTTTCTGTTCTTGGCATCCTCCTCATACAGATTATACATCTTTCTCCAGTTATGCATGTCTATTACACCCTTGGCCCAGTTATTGAGATAATTCATAGCATCTGCACGTCTTTGACTAGCCATAAGTCGTCTAGCTCCGTGTGCTTGGTTATATGCTTCATAATCAAATTGAGCGGATTGCTGATCTCTTTTAGCTTGTTCATCGCCAAGTTGAGCAGCCATCTAAGCAAAAGCCTGACCATATTTATTATTGACCTCTTGAGCATACTGGTTTATCTTAGCAATACTATCCATAGCATCTTTATAACCAGCATAGTTCATCACAGCTCTCTGAGCCGCGCTCATTCCTTGATTGTTGTTTGAAGCGTATCTGTTCTTTGCATACATGTTGTACGCATCGTTGTAAGACTAGTATGGGTTGTACTACAAACTAGCCATCTTATTTAACGCAACGTTCTCGTATGCGTTTGTTTTTCTTGTATTAGGATTACTAAGCGGTTCGTTTTCTATATTATGTGCATCAACGAGAGACCCTATCATTCCTATAGCATTAGCGCCAAGATTGGTCCATTCTGGAAGGCCCCATGCAAATTTAGGCAATTTTCCGCATTTGTATCCTTTTGCTCCTTTTGCTTTCATAATTGAACTCATCATTGCCTCTCCTCCTTCTAAGTCACCTGTTTCCGCTACATAATCAGAAAGGCCGTATTTATTTGTAATAATTGTATCTGTAGGACGTATTAACGCTAACTTTCCGTCCTTATTATTTGGTAGTCCAGGTACTCTGAACATTTCTCCTGTAAATTTATTAGCTATGATTTCTCCATTAGAAACTCTAGCGTTGTATCCTTCTGTAGGTCCTGCAGCACTAAACGATTGTTTACCGTTTACAAACCCATATAAGGATTGTGATTCAGTATCTCCAAATTCTTGTGCATACTGTTGTTGCATAGCTGATGTAAGAGCTCCACTTCTAGCATAATCATTTTGTCTAAAAGCTTTATCTTTAGCTTCAGCGATCATTCTGCGCATCTTACGTTTACGTGCAGCACCACCAAACAAACCTCCTACGAGACCTCCAATAGCTCCTACAGCTCCTCCTATAAGACCACCAACAGGTCCTGCAATGCTTCCAACAGAAGCACCAAGAGAAGCTCCTTTACCCATAAGACCTACAGTATTTGCAGAATTCTCTGCACTAGTTTGTGCTGATATTTGTGCAGAATCAACGTCATTCTATCTAGTATATCCTACACCTCCTATATTACCTGAAGATGTGCCTGCGTCTTTAAGAGCGTCGTCTGCTGTCATATTGAACTAGCCAGCACTTGCAATTCCACCAACAAAATCTATAGCTCCGCCTAAATTAGAAACAGCAGTTCCAGCTACATCACCAAGACCACCAATAGCTTTGCCGAGTCCACCTCCGCCTCCACCAGAAGGTCCTGTCGGCAAACTTTTTATCGCTTTACTAGCGTCTGGAGTCAATCCTTTTCCAAGTTGTGCCGCTGCTGAAGTTCTTCCAGCAAAGTTAAAGTTGTTGGTAGTACCTCCACCCAATCCAGTAATCTAAACAGGACCAGGCTTTCCTATTTCAAACTTAGGAAGATTGTGTATAGCCTTTCTATCTGCCAGAGTGGATTTTCCTGTAGATCCTCCTAGAGGTATAGCAGTAGAAGCAACCTTATCCTCTAAGCGTTGCTCCTACTAAGGTATTCCTCCGTTGTTTATAAGTTTTAAATCTTTTAACTCCATGACATTCTATATTTAGTTACTATATACTGTAATGAGAAGTCAGTAGAGTTAGAAGTAGAACTTAACTCACACTCCATAGTCTTACCTCTCATACGACCTCCATACGAGTCGTTGTTGTTTCTTGGTATATCTAATCTAAAGTCGTACTCTCTATTTGTTACTGCAGTTCCTGTACAAGTGCTGTGCTGTTTAAGAGGAGTCTTATAATCGAATCTCAAGTTGTCTATACCAGGAACAGTATTCTTATCCCCTCCGTAGAATCTACCACCAAATGTCTGTATATCAAATACCTTAGGGAACATATTCTGAGCATTTACAGTATACTGAAGCTTTGGCAACATTGATTGTCCAAACAGAGTAGATGCGTTGCCAGTTGTTTCATTTTGTTTATACAACCGTGTGTTGTTTGTAGTAAGTACTTGATCTGACAACTCTGTTCCGTACAGTGGAGCAAACTTATATATAGAAGAGAATGCTTCAATCTGCTCACTATATACAAGACTCTCATTGTTTACTACACTAGATATAACTTCCTTGTTCTTTATATCGTAGAACAAATAAGGATGTGTGTTCTCATTGTGCTCGTTTAAGTAATTTCTAACAGCTTTCAGAGAACCGAGTGGAAGTAACCCATTCTCAGTATAAGCGAGTATTTCCTTGTTATTACCGTCCCACCAATACAATGTTGTGTTAGACTGAGTATCTGCGAACTGTCCCTTCTTCATACCATATGTAGTAGAGATATAATCAGATCTCTGAAGTATACCACCATTACCAAGTATAATCTGGTTACCAGAAGCATCGTTCAACATCGTACGTTCGTTAGAACTCAGTACACCAACAGCATCATCCTACCAGAACATAAGTCTATCTTTGAACAACTTAAGCTCTGTAATCTCACCGTGTCTAGAATCTACGTCAAGGAAGTTCATGGCTTTAAATGTAAGCCAGCTATCCACACTCTCACCGTTTGTTTTCAAATCTGAGTTGTGAATTCTGATATCCCAATCTTCGTTAGATATATCTGTCTTTTCAGTAGAACTATAGTTAATTACGTTTGGTATTTGATTATAAGCTGTGTTATACTGATATGCTGGTGCTTGTTGTGAGAATCCTTGGAATGAAGCAGGTTCATCTTGTATATAATAACCTTTAGCATCAGAAGAATCATATCTGGATCCAAATGCCGCATCAAGATCAATATCTGTTTCTACTGGAACTTCGTATACTGTAGCACACTTAGTAGCCGTTATGTATATAGGATCGTGCCACAAGTGAAGTGCGTTGAATTTAAACCAAGATATATAACTATCTCCACCGTTAGCTACAACATCATAAGAGTCCGTAGGTTGAACACCATTCTGTTCGTAATAAGCGTCGAACTGTCCTTTAGATATTACATTTCCGAAACCACAGAATGTGCTATTCTTAATGGCAATGTCGGTATAACCGCCATAAGGTACACAATCTTTAACTAAGTTTGTTATGTGTATTGGAGCCATTAAAGTATTGCCGTTAGAAAGACAATAATAATAATTCCACACATCGTTGTAATCGTCTTTAAATGTAACGCCCGACTCAAGCTTAAACAGTATATATTTACCGCCTGTTCCACATGGATAAAGAGCTCCAGCTTTAGGAGTATCATCATCTCTACGGTCTCCGGTGTCTTTTAATATACCTGCAACATGATCATCTTTACCTAAGTTGATATCAATACAACCAGGATAGGACCAGTTAACAAAGCTATAGTTTCCAATCGGAGTAACATCGTCATTGAATCTTATCTGTTCTCCGTCTGCGAACTTATTCCATTCTGGTACAGCTGGATATGCTATTTTAGATATACTAGGATATATTGCTTTATAATGACCAGAACTAAGCACATACTTAGGAATCATATGGTTGAATGCAACGTAACCCCACTTATAAGTATTATCTGCGTCTCCATTATTTAGAATGACTCTCTGAGTTCTGTTCTAAAAATAGTTTCTGTTTGCAGAACGCATACTTTCTGGAACATTACCTACCCAACTATTGGTGAATTTAGAAGTATCATCAGTCAATGTTTCTGTTCCGGTTACTCGTAAATACGAACCACTAGAACCAATACTTACTCGTCTAAATCCGAATCCTAAATTTGTATTATCTGACGTTTTAGAATAAACAATGTCGTTTCCAGTACCATCGTCCAATATACTCGTGTTCTATTCTGCATATATATCAAATGCAATTACGTGACTTAAGTGTAATTGATTCTTATATGTAGAGATGAGATTCTTAACATCGTCACTCTGATAAGCATATTCAGGTGATGCGAATTGAATCAAATCATAACAACTAGAAGATGTTCTATGCCAAGAATCGTTGTCATCATAGGCGACATTGTTGGTGTCAAGATACTGCAACGTCATAATTCCAGATGGGCAAGTATAGTTTGTCAATTGATTTGTATATTCATTTTTTACCCTCTGTGCAGCTCCTACAAAACCTTGACTCAATACATATCTATCGCCAATTGATCTAGGACATTGTACAAATTGCATTCCAGAACATCCTTCTGGGAAGTTCTTCACTTTGAATACAATATCGTATACCTTCATTCTACATACACCTTCATCAAAGTGTACTCCACCTGCAGAAAAATCATAATCATATTCCTATCTAGGCGGGATGCGAATATCGGCTACCCATTTAACAGAAGAAGCCTGTCCTCTTTCGTTATAAAGTATTACACCGAATCGGTATGTTTCATCACACTTGTAGTATGTTCTATTGTTGCTACTGTCATCTTCTACAAGTTCGTAACTTAAGCTATAAGAAGGCCCTACTTTTCTGTATGTCTTTCTAGTACCATCGTTATGAATCTCAATCCACTTTTCATCAAAACGCCAATCGATGTTAGTACCTTTACCACCAATTTGATTTGTTATGATGGATATATTCTCTCCTTGTCCAGAACTCTGCTGGAACGGTCTCCACCAATGTACATCGTATGTATGATCAAAATTGTTTGTAAACTGTCTATGACACAGTGTAGCATCTTCTCCTTCGGAAAGAAGAGCTCCTCCTCTAATTTCATTTCCGTCTAGTAGATTAAATTCAATAGGCGCTTCTGTCATTTCGAATGTAGTATAATCACTATCAGTAGATACTACTTTTCTCCATGTTAAGTTTGTATTATCCCATTTAAATCTATCTCCTCCGCTGGCGTACGTTACTGGGGTATTTAGTCTCCAATAGTTACCAGAACTGAATGATCTCGCATCATAGTTCTTAAATTGTGAGTCTACATCGTCTTGAACATATTTAAGGTTTGCTGCAAACAACGTATCGCCCTTACTCTCAATAAGTTTTGGTTTGATTTGCATTTGAGTAAGAGAAAGAAGTTCGTCAAGTCCAAGTTGTTCGATGTTTTCTCCGTAGTCCTCAATTATAATAGACGGTTGTGTAATATCAATTTCTCTATCTTCTATCTTGTGAATAGTAGGAGTTTGTCCGTTGTATTGATATGATATTCTAAATAATTGCAGTCTATTTACGCTCTGAATATGATCGAGAGGTATAGTAATGCTTACAGACTTATTACTTATTTCTTTGTCACTATATCCATTATACTTATCTTTATATATAGATACAGCGTTACCGACGGGAGAAAGCGTCGTAGCAGCACCTCCATTCTTGTACAGTCTGTATATATATTGTACTTTAGCTGGGTTGATGTGGCCCAAACCTGTTCCTATCTCAGCTTGTGGAGCATTCAAGAATATATCTTGATAACCAGTAAGCTTAACTAAGTTAGTCTCAGCAGCTCCACTTGGCCAGTGTGATCTATCTATCTATATAGGTATAATCACGTGTCTACGTGTACTGTCAACTAAGTATAACTTGATGTTGTTTGCAGACTCATATCTTAGTACACCGGATATGGCTGCATCTGCTGGAGAACCATCCCACAATAGCTGTTCATCAGAAGCAGATGTTCCACACGGACCAAATATACATGTCCATGATCCAACTCCTTTATTGTCGTTTACATATATACTCCAGTTTGTATTAGTAGCATATATAACGACTACATAATCTCTTATAGAGTTTACATATATTATTCTGCCTCCAGAACCAAAATCGTGCAACAGAACATTTCCTTCTACAAGTCTAAGCTCTCCTGTATTATGTTCAGTGTTTGTGGTCAACTACAGATTCTCAGCGTATCTATACTGACTACTATCTATTAACGAATCAGATATGTCAGTATTCATACCTTTTAAGAACGTGTTGACTTGCTGATTCTTATTAATATCCATTGTAGTAGTCGTTGTAAGTTATCTGTTCTTTATTTATGTCTTTGAAGAATGTATCGTCAGCTTCATAGTCTGGAATAAGCTTATTCCAATCATTCTTTATATTCTTCATATCATCTGCTGTAGGCATCATAGCGTCTGCGTAAGCCTGGTTTCTATAGAAGTTCCATTGCCCTTGAATATAGAAGTATGTATCCTTGGAGAACTTAGCTGAATATTTAGAACTAGTTCCACTGAGTGTACCAGACATAAACTTAGGGAATGCCATCTTCATTACTACATACCAGTATATAGCTTCTTGATATGATGTTAAATCTGGAATCAAAGGATATCCTCTTTCGTCTGTTGCTATAGCTTTATAAGCAAACTTGATAAATCCTTTGTCCTTATTTGTTACTACCCAACCTGGTTTAATAAAGTACTCAGGCTTCTCATGTAGTACGTCATCTACAGTCATATTATTGATGTACTTCATAGTATTGATAGTATACATCTGAGACTGTGATGTAATGTTCTTCTGTGGAATTGGTTTAACTGCCATTACAGGTTCCTCTACAGCTTTATTCTCAAAATCGTGTATTGGAGCTTGTGTTACTCCTGTAAAAGCTGGTCTCTTAGGAGCCTTCTGGCGCTTGAACAATGCTGTACTCTTTACCATCGGTATATATGGTCCATTTTCTTTAGTAGAATAAGCTAGACCATCTAGTACAACAAGGTCGGCTGGAATAGGAACTTGATTGTCCTGTATTGAAAATATTGGGGTTCCGTCTACCCCAGATTCTTTACTGATATACTACATAGGAGCACCAATCTTGTCTATGGCTTCGAATATCCATTCCCTGATGTCTGAGGTCCTTTGCCTTACTTCAGTAGAATCCAAATCAGCCATAATCTTAGCCATGACTGATTCACACTTTGTATAATTGTATATCATTTATATTCAAATAGTCTTGTTTGTTAAATATGAGCTATGCTAGTCTACGCTTGTTCTGTCTTACGAAACATAGTTGGTATTTATATCTGTCTGGGAATGTGCGAGGTGTTTTAGACCAGTATAATCTATACTTATACCCATTCGAATGTTCATTCAAATGATATATTCGTTTGTCATATTCTCGACTAGCTTTATAATCTACAGATAGGGAGTCTCCACTAAGCGTCTTGGGTCTGTATTTACCCACTTGCATAAAACCTAGCCCGTAAGGCATTTTAAAGCCTTCTGAGCCGTTTAATACTTTGTATAGTATAATTCTGCACATTTCATCTAATATGCGCTTGTAGAGCCCGTAATCAACCTCTATTGGCATCGTACGGTATAAATCCCTAAATGTTATAGATTTTTTATTCTTCATCGTCTTGTGGACCGTGCGGCTTCACACTTGCAAGAGTAGCATTATTACTATCGTCGCTAGGTCTATTAAGCATGAACGCTAATTCATTTTTCATTATAAGTTCCTTGATAGGGGGTACCATCCAACCTGGGATCATTACCTCATCTTCGTCTGATGCATCAGCATCATCCCCATCTATAATATCGAAGGGGAACTCCTTGAGGTATAGTACGTAGATATACTTAAGTTCGCCTTGATCTACAAGCCCCTATACATAAATATGACCGTCACTCTTATAGTGCGCGGTCATCTCTCCAAATGTATATTTTCTCCAGTAAGCGTAATGTCTGCGTATGTGATTCATATACTGGATGGCTTCACCAAGCTGATCATGTACAGCAAGTATACTACCTTCGTTGTTATCAAGTACGTTTTCCAGTGTATCTACAGTACGCTTTGTATACGTAGGAACCCCGTCTTCTTGAGACGGTACGTCTTCAAGCAGCAGGGGTCCAACTTCTACACGCGAGATAAATTCATTATCCTCAGCAGTCTCATCATCCAGCTACCCAGCTTTACGTGCCATCTTACGCTTGTCAAGTTCGTCTTTCCAAACCTTAGCTGCGTAAGCGTTAATCCAAGCATGAATGTGAGCTCTTGAGAAATCTTCACTCTCGCTTATATTATTATTTCTTACCATGAGAAGAATATCATCTGTGATTGTCTTGAGTGAAATCTTCGCCATGTTTTTCTAATCGTTCTTTTTCTAACGTGAAATACGCTATTTGTTCGTGGGTCAAATGTTCAACCCACTCTTCAGCGTATTTTCTATACTTATTGTGGTTGTTATACATAAACCTACGAATCAAATATTCTTTCATCATTTCGTTGTTACTTCGACTACTCTAACTGAGTCAGTCTTAATAATATCGTTAGTGTTTTCTATAATATACTTAGTAGTCTTAACCTTCTTAAAATCTAATGTAAACAGACGCTTTATAAAGTTCTTCTTATTCTTATAATGCTTATCTGTATAAATATATAAATACTAAGTATTATTAATATCTAATCCTATACTTACTGTATCCTTACCTATCATATATGATACTGTTGTAAGATCATTAAACTTGATGCTATCAGCATAAGTTGTATCTTTTAGTATAGTTATAATATCTTTTTGTATTTCCTTACTACCTATAACGTTTATACTCTACGTTTGCGTTGCAGCTGTTTTAACGTACTTAGGTTTTATTTTTAATTGTTCTCGTACACTATCCAACTTGTGTACTAATTCATCATTGTATTGCTGTAACTCACCTACGTGTAGCTATAAAACATTATTGGCCTACTAGGATCCCTGTAAGGAACCCTAATAGGCCTCAATGTTATTCTAAGCCATTTCTAGGCTTTCTGACAGCTTTTTATTCTGCTTGCTTAAAGTTATACCCCAAGCCAATAAAAGTGCCACAGAGAGGCCTATAAAGGCCTTAATTAGCTTCTTTCTATGAGTTACTAGCCACGCTAGTGTTCCCATTATTTCTTACCATCTATCTTAATTCGCTATATTTTCCGTTCCAATACATAGTAACTCCGAAGATACTGGCCGCATAGATCAGTGTCTGAGCTACATAACCGAGCACACCATTTGTAATATCACCTGAATCAAAATACTGGAAATAAGTCAAAACAACACCGCTGCTGAGTGATGCTACAGCGGTTGTATATTGTACTATATCTTTCCAATTCATATTAATCTCCTTCATACCATCCCATGATTTCGTCAAGATCAATTGACACGGGATTGTTGTCTGTTCTACTAAGTATGATGTTTCCGTCGGAAATTACTCCTCCGTTAACGTAAACGTCGTCGAATATGATATCACCTTGATCATCTGCTCCGGCAGTACCGTCAGTAGGCATCTGCACGTCGGTGTTAATTATAACTCCCGTATCAATTCCTTCTTCGGTTGTTGCTACCAGCTCGAATACCTCTGGTACATCTACCTGAATGGTTTTCAGATTCTCTACGTTGTAACCAGGAGCATACACAGTAGCTACGAGTACAAGCTTGTACACACCAGTAGCAAACTGGTCTTTGGCTGGAAAATAAACACTAATAATATTTTGCTGTGCGGTAGCTTGACATGTAGCCTTGTATTGGATATGCTGAGCAATCTTCTTCAGATCCTTAGCAATACCTCCATAAGGCTGTGTTCCAAAACCACTATACACACCACCAGCATTAACTGGGAATGCATTATAAGTAGGCATGCCGCACCCACATAAGCACCACGGAGTAGTGCTATAATCATGAGAGAACGGTTCTCTTGGGAATCTACCTACGAATATAGGACGCTCTTTAAGCTTAGCTTCATATTCAGCGACCTTAGTAGTATTCACAAGATACGCGCTAACTTGTCTAACAGCAAATGTGTCATCTTGTTCGTCGATGACCTGTTTACGAAGATCTACAGCAAGACGAATATCGTTACCTATTCTAATTTTCTTCATAATGCTGTATTTATGAAAAAAGCCAGAGATGGGCAGGTGCCCCACCCTGGCTTAGTTCAGTTAATATTATTCTGTTGGCTCAGTCAGTGAGTTCTGACTTACGATACCGTCGATACGGCTAGAAAGAGCCTCGATATCGGCGCTCTGAGTAGCATCGGCGCTAGAAACTACACCCTCAACGAATGCAGACAGAACAGCCTGTACCAGAGAAGTAGCAACAGCATAGATCTCCAGAACCTGCTTTGTCTTACGCTGGATGTCGTCAGCAGCACGATACATGTTCTCAAACTCGAGAGTGATAGCGTTGTAATGCTTGTCGAGCTGAACCTCCATATCAGGCTTGATGATAGGCCATGTGCCCTCACCACGGTTCAGGATACCCTGATAACCCATAGCCCAAGCCTCACGGTCGCGAACGAGCTTAGCAGAAGCACCATAAGCATTACCTGGAGTCTTAACGATTGTTACGCCAGCAGGGAAGTGCTTATTCTTAGACTCCCAACCGTCAGCCTGAGGATCAGTCCAATACAGGTTAACATTGAAACGAACCTTGTTGGCTACGTTCAGTGTATCTACTGCATCGTCATCGTCGTAAGGCAGAGCAACGATTGTCAGTACACCAGCATCAGCTGAAGCCTGTACACGAGCGCGTTTCCACTCCTTGTTGATCATGTTAGCGATACCAGTAGCGATTGTAGCAGCTGTATCACCATCCTTAGTGGTATACTCATAGCTCTCAGTCCACTTGCGGAAACGGTGAGGCATATCCTTATAAGTCAGGCGAGCAACGATACGCTTACCCTGGCTAGACAGGATCTTACCAGAACCAATCTCTGAGCAAGATGTGAAGTCGATTACTGCAGTATCCTCAGTATCAGCAGCATATGTCATAGCGTTGAAGCTCTTGATATCAGCAGCCTTAATCTGATTTGACCACTTTACGATTGGCTGATATACAGTAGTACCATCTGGCTGACGAAGAGCCAGGTTCTTCTTGGTAACAATACCAACCTTGATTGTGTTGATGCTAGCAGCATTAGCAGCTGTAACATTATACAACTTGTTTGATGCTACATTAGCATCGCAGTTCATGATGATGAACTTACCGGCATCAGCCGATGGAGTGTTAAGAGCGCTAGCGTTAGCAGGAGCTGCAGAAAGCAGGTTGTCAGCTGACAGGTTGCTAACGAGCACAGTTGTTACGTAATTTAACATAATTTAATTAATTTTTTTCTACTCCCCCTATATTTCTATGTCTAGACCTAACTAGCTGGGGTTTCCACGTTAAAAATTCTTGTCATTCTTGGGTTAGAACCTCATTAGTCAGTGTTCTATATCGAGGATCTGATTGATTCTCAATATACATCTGAGCAGCTAACTTAATAATCTCTAACCATATATGATCTGCAAAATCTGTATAGTTTGTTGTAGGATCTGCAGATGTAATTTCAGTTGGGACTTTAAGATAACCCAAACTGTATGAGTTTATTTTATAATTCTTATCCGTCAGAAGTTTAAAACCGTCGTTTGTACGGATTCTCAAAGGTCTTGCTCTGTGGAAGCGATAATGAAAGTCTGTAAGCTTGTTGTTTATTCTATACATGAAACTATCTGCTGTACATTCAAATACACAAGTATCCATTTGATGTTCATCTTCCATGTCGGATATAACAACGTCCTCATTTAGTACGAACATCATATCTACAGGATAATTATAATCATACTCAGTATAGTTTACGTGCTCTGCAGGTTCTCCATTTGGAGCTATAGTAGTATTTACCAGCAGCTTAACAAGATCGCGTGTACGTTTTTCATTTTGCTCGTACGACGTTCTCTTGGGAGCATTGCCGTTAAATCTATCTTTAACAAACTTAACAACTGCTTGGTTAAGCCAATACAAAGAATCATCAGTGAGTGGCTTATCTACTGATTCGTCAATCTTGTTTATCTCAAGTTCAAACGACGCTAATATATCAATCCCTCTCATAATTATTCTTCGTTTTCATTGTTCTTATTCTACTGTTGTTGTGCCTGCTGTAACTGTCTCTTTCTAGCTTCTGCACCAGCTGCATACTATACATACAAGTCTACTGCACCTGATACAAGCTGTTCAAACATCTCCACTGGTAACTCACAAGCAGTAGATGTCATGAGGTCCATATAATGTGGAAGTCTATAATACTCTAAGTATATGCTTGTAGGTGTTGTATAGCTGTCATAGAGTGATCCTAAGCCGTTTTCATCGGCTAACCATACAAATGGACTGCGAATGATTCTCATGCTGTCCTGAGGCCTAGAAAGTACCTCATTCACCTCCTTAATTGATATAAGCTTGTTTGGAAGTATTCCTTGATTCTGTCCACTCTGTCTGTATCTATATGTATTAGATACGTTGGAGTAACTCTTGATATATAAACCAAAGTCTATAGGAAGGTTGCTTCTACGAATAGGAGCAGTATCAGAAAGTGTAAGAGTAGCAGTCTCCATCATACTGTTTAAGAGAGTCTCTAAGTATGTCTAATTATTAGAAGACTGTACTTGATCTATAGTTCTGTACAATTCCTGTATAAGCTTATCTTGATATTGATTAATGAACGAATAAATAGTCTCAGTATCAAGCTTATTCATAAACTCCGTTTCTGGAATCATCGTTTGAATTCGTCTTTCAAATTCAATACCTAACTGTCGTGTTTCTGCTAATGTCATGCCTCAAGTCCTCTTGTATTAAGTTTAGTATTTAATCGTTGAGACTCTACATTCTCCAATGCAAATGTAACAGCAAGTGAAATAAGCTCTTCTGCAACGGTGTCGTTACATTCGAAGTTATATGCATTTCTTACTTCCTGTGAAAGTCCATTGGAGCATTCAAAGTTTGTACAACCCTGATGGTTGTTACCTAAGAATGGTGCAGATGTAAAATCCTTAACGAACGTATTAGGTTTCTTTACAAATACCATGTGAGCAGCAGCACCTACAGATACGTATGGTGGATTTAGTAAGTCGTACACTACATTTACTTTATTGTCTTCAATGTAACATACGGGTATCTTAACCCACGGCATATTGTATGATGTTGCGAAAAACTTCTCAGCTACTTGATGCGGTACTAAACGTACAGGAATACGTCTATACTTTCTTGCATCTATTGGGTTTTGATTAGCTGTAGCTGCAGGTGGTACATATGTATGACCGGCAGTTACACTTTCCTGTGGCATTTCGAAGTTTGGATACTTATGTTCAAAGTCTGTATTAGGACCTGTATATACAGCATCTTCGTTTACAGATAATCCAGTTGAATCTGAACTCTTTACTTTTTGTATAAGATACATCTGTACGAAATACAGGAACTTACTTGGAAGATTACACGTAGCAACATTAACTGCCACTTCATCTCCGCTTGCGTCGAAGTCTTGGAACACTGGATGTGCGTGTGCGAGTAATGGTTGTAAGTCTGAAATAGATTTGACGTCTGATTCTACAGTAGAACGTCTAACATTGTTCCCCGTAACCTTTTGAGCTATCAGTGCGTTGTATGCTTTGTCAAGAACGGTAGCAACTTCATATTCGGTCAACGATGGATATGACGAAGTAACATTAGCCTTGTCATATTCTATCATGAATTTAGTATATATGTCTTTATGCGTCATATCTCATAGTTTGATCGTTAGATCACTTATTATTTGTCTCGTTTATGATTGCAAGCTTTAAGTCCTGGTTCTTCTTACTATCCAGATAAGCGATAGCATCCATAAGACTATCTGCAAACATGTCGGTACCGTAGAAGTAGTGTGTCTTATCCTTGCGAATTACACCCTTGGCGATAGCCTGCTCAAGCAAGAACTCAGTATCCTTAGCCTTGTTATTAACCCACTTCTCAAAGAACTTCTTAGGATTCTTATCAACCTGACTAAACAGTGTGGATTCTACAAGCTCATTTGACATACGATCTGCAGACATACCAAAGAGACGAAGACACTGACGCATCTCTTCGAGAGACATCTTGTCGAACTCTTTAATAGCATCTCTACGCAGCTTGTTCTGCTTATTCTGCTCAATAGCTTCAGCCTCGCGGTTGATCAGCAAATAATCCTTACCAGCATCGAGTTTATCAAGTGAAGTAGCAACTCTCTTGTGGCCACTAAGGAACTTGATCATCATTGCCTGACGGGGAATTGCATCGTCGAGCAGCATTGTACGAGCACCAACTTTAATGCAGAAGGTTGTCCAGAAATCAGATGTCTTAGACAAATGACCCTCTTCATAACCTAAAGCTTTCTCAAAATATTTCTCATCTTCTGGGGTGAGACCCGTATAAATCGACCCGGAGCGTGTAAAATAAGGAGCGATGTAATCAAAGCAATTCTTATACTTAATAAAGCTTCCCCAGGGATTCTTCTTCTTAATTTTTAGTTCAACTACCATAATTTACATTAGTATGTTGTGATGCCGGGCGGGGAGTTGTCTTCGACACATCTCCGACATGTCTCCGACACGTCTCCCCTCGGACATCATGTATTTTTTATTTAATATCACGCACCGATGGTGAATACACCGTCGTTAGAAATCTCTGTATCCTCAGCGTCGCAGTACAGAATACCGCAAGACAGTGGGTTACGAACCATGATACCAACCTCACCAAGGAAGTGAACCTGGTAACCATCACGGCTGTTAGAACGCAGTGTGTTGATGCTGTTAGCGTAACCGTTAGGTGCTACAGAACCACCAGTATACCACTGAACGAACTCACGACCCTTACGACATACCTTAACGATATTAGCTTGACCATCGAAGTTGCTGATGTTTACGAACAGGAATGTGTAAGACATCAGTGGCTTACCTGTCAGTGGGTGCAGCTGACGGAACAGCTCCATGTTGTCGAACATTGGACAACGCTTCATTGACAGTGTGATACCGTTTGTCATGTTGTAAGTAGTGAACTGACCACCGAGTGTCAGGTTCTGACCTTCGCCGTTAACGAAGATGTTGTCTGTCAGGTGGAAGCTAGCTACCTTCTCCTTCAGGATACGGTCGAACTCACGAATACCCATCTCACCAGTCAGAGCAACGAAACGACGCTCGTTTGTACCCAAAACGTTGTAGCAGAGGTCGAAGAGATAATCCTCGAACAGCTCAGCTGTCAGAGTGGTGTAGTAACGAATGTTAGCTGGGCTAATCTGCTCGAACAGACCAGACATTGTTGGAACTGGACGTCCATTTGTACCCTTGTTGATGTATGTACCATCAGCCAGACGGTTGCTCTTAGCGAACAGGAGAGCTGTTTCCTCTCTCTTCTTCCACTCACGGAGAGCCTTCCAATACTGATAGTCAGCCCACAGATATGAGCTCTTACCAGTCTCAGGATCCTTCAGAGCGATTGTGAGTACTGTGCTGTAAGCATCACCAGTGATATCGTAAGTCAGACGAAGGTTCTGGAGGTGGTTACGCATCTTAAATGGAGTCTGATAGTTGATGATATCAGCCTCATCGCTGTACTCCTCATAAGCAGAACCGATACGGCTTACCTGACGACCAGGGAGCAGGAACTCACCAGGAATGTAAGAAGCCTGTGAACCGTCTACTACATAACACTCATATACCCACTCGTTACCATCCTGGTAAGGAAGACCAGTTGTACGAACCTGGAAATGGAAATCGTCGAAAGAAAGAATGGCACCAGGACCAAACCAACGCTCCTCAAGAGCGAGGTAGATTGTGCTGTTGTTAAGACCTGGAGTAATTGTGTTGTAGTTAGAAGTGGTGATCTCCTGACCATTCCACTTAGCCCAACGGATGTTAACAGCGTGATCGCCATCAACCTGTACTGCCCACTCAAACTCGCGGTTCTCAATAACCATTGTCTTGCCAAGACCGCCAGTGATCAGGTCAATAGTAGTAGAAATACCATCGTCCTTTGTACCGAAAATCAGTGAAAGCAAACCTGATACCTTGTGTGGCTCGGTCAGCAGTGCATTAGAAATCATGTTCTCATCTACCAAGTCGCTAAAACGCTTACCGCGGAACAACTGGAGATTGTTAAGTAAAGTATTATTCATATATGTTTAAATCTTTATTTATATCAGAACATACCTGTGATAAGGTCTGTTACCGACTTTTGTTTTTCATCGGCACCGAATGTACTATGATTCTTAGCACTGTGCCGCATTATTGTCCTAAGTTTTTCAGCAGCGGATGACTCTCCGTTTTTCTTGGCAGTTGAAATAAGACTATCAGCTTTCATAGTAAAATATGCTGACTCAATCAGATTCTTTGAAAGATTCTTATTGAAGTCTTTTGTATACTGCGACTGCCCATTTTGATCTACCTTGAAGATATAATCAAACAGCGCCTTGCGATCTTCTTTTGGAACTGCAATGCCGCGTACATTAGTAAGAGAATTGATTTCCTTGCTTACACTATCGAAGAATTCTCTTGATTGAGCTTCTTGCTGTTTTGCATATTCCTCTTGCTGACGTGCAGCCTCTTCTACTTCTTGCTGTCTAATCTGCTTCAATCTGTCAAGTGCATCCTCCGCTTCATCATAAAGCACATCGTTATCCTCGTATCTAGTTATCTTTTTATTAATCTGTTCATCAGAATAACCACTATGCTTCATAAGTTCGCGTACTACTGCTTTTTGATTTGTCTCATCTTCGAGATCGATGTTATCAAGAGTAAGAGCCTCTTGCTGTCTAGCATAATAGTCCTCGAACTTACCTCCATTCCTTACGTACTCGTCGAGCGCCTGTATACGATCGTCCGCATACTCAGGTTTAGAGTTCTCGACTACAACGTCCTTCATGTATTGAATAAGTTGTTCTGTGTTCAAAGGTCTATCATTCTCATCAATCTCGTCCATATTCCAACCAAGCGATTCACCAAGAGCGTTGAAGAACAAGCCTACTTGCTGTGCTTCTGTTATATCTTCTTCTGTAGGATCCTGATTATTATCCTCTTGCTTAGGATCCTCTACAGGTGGTTCGTTCACTGGTGGTTCTGGATTATCAATATGTTCAGGAATCTTTGTATCATCCTCGTGAACATTTGGATCGTCAGATCCGCTGTTATTGCCGTCCTCAGGATTAACTGGCGGCTGATTCTTAATAAGATCTTCTACGTTTGGCTGATCGTCCTGCAGTATCTCGTCAATATCGGTTACACCGCCACCCTCTTCGGGATTGTTATAACCAAGACTTCCGAGCAGGTTATCAAACTCAGACGGAATGTTATTCTTTTTCTTTCCCATATAATTATATGCTGTTTTGTTCTTTAAGTTTTCTCCAACGCTTTTTGTGCTTCATCAACTTCTTTTGACGCGCACTATATTGCGATGGAAATTTAACTTCTTCATCGTATGTTTCTTGTTTATAAATATTTAATTTCATACGGTTAATTTTATTCAGAGTTTATTCTCTGTGTATTTTGCTGCGATTTAGTGTTTCCACGTTGTGTTCTCAATTACATCTTCTATATTTGGAAGTTTTAAATAAGACCGTCTAGCCGAAAGCTGTGCTGGAGTGTATGAAGGACTTTGTGGACTGTTCCAAGACGATATTGAAGCTGGAGCGGGATTTGTTACCGGATAGTCTGTACCATGATAGTTAGACCACGGTTGAAACTATCTTTCTGCATTGAGCTATGCAGCCGTAGTCTAATACATGGGTTTTTGTTGCGTAGGCATTAAGAATGGATCTGCTTTAAGCAATGCCTATTCTCTTTCTCTGCGTGTACGCAAGCCAGGATTCTTAGTATCATTCCAACCAGCGTTTACCTGCCTGATAGCTTCTTCATAATTACCAGCATTCCAAGCCTACATAAACTTAGTAGTGTCTTTAAAACCTGCCGGATAATTATAATAGTAGGAACGAAGAGCGGTTTTGGCGCCTTCGCCAAGTTTATCCCAGTTGGTCATTCTACTTAAGAATGCTTCTCTAGCAAGTACTTCTTTCCTAAGTCTCGCATCTGCCTCGGCTATAGATATTTTGCCTTTTTTCACAAGGGTGGGATCAGTAAAACCATAACCAATAGTAGGTATACCGCTTCCATCTTTATAAGTAGTATCTCTAAATCCCTCGTGCTGTTTTAAAAAGTTTATTGTGTTGTCTAGATTGCCACTTGTTCCTCGGATATTACCAGAAAATCCATATATCTCAGATACAGGTTTACCGTTCTTATAAGCTTCAAACCGCTATTTAAATGCTGTTGTATCTTTGCCCATACCCATCAATTCTATTGCTAAGAAGATTAGCAACGACGTTAATAATGAAGTCATTACCTTCGTCGTGCTAAACTAATCTTAGTATAAGTTTTAATAATTGATTGTTCTCTCTAGTAAGCTATAGAAGCTCTTGTTCTTCAGAGTACGTCATTTACCAGAGCTTGTTTTATTCTTGAGTGCTGTACGAGCCTTGATCTTCTCACGTTCCATAGCAGCGTCATCTTTCTGCTTCTGTAACTCCATCTCATGCTTCATACGCTTTTCCTCAAGCTGAATCTTCTTATCCTCAATCTCTCTCTTCTGACGAGCCTCATAACGCTTAGTATATTCGTCTGAAGCAATCTTACGCTGTTGTGTAGCATCCTTGGCAATCTCCATAGGATCAGGTATACCATTCATATTAGCATCCTTATCCTCACTGCCACGATAAGCACTGATCTCAGCTACTGCAATCTTAGTCTGATTGTCAGCATCAATCTTATAGCGCTCCAGCTCCATCTTAGCTTCCTCAAGCATAAGCTCTTGTTCACGTTGTTCATTCTGCATTTGCTGCAGCTGCATAGCCTGCTCTTGTTCAGCTTGTTGTTGCTGTTGCATCTGTTGCTCTTGACGTTCCTGCATCTCCTTAAGCTTCTGCTTAATGATGTTGAAGTTATCATTCGTAAGTACCTCAGCGGCCTCTAAGAGGCTGGCTCCATTTTGCATAGCCGGCTGAATAAGCTGCTGCAACTTCTAAATGTTCTCCATGTCTTTAGAAGTGTCGCTTACGAACACATCCATATCCTCGTAGAAAAACTTATCTTGAATATCAATATAAGCACGTTCTCCATTATCGAAGATGTAGCTAAGCTTCTTCTTGCCTGTCTGTGACCACGCACCTTTAGCTGTATCTAACAACATATTCAGTGCATGACGTTTACATTGATTGTGTACCCAGAATAGAGGTTCTGTAATATGAGAAGACTGAACTACACTTCTCTCTACGTTGCCTACTAGTTCACTAGTACTAATAGAACCTTCACGCTGTTCTGTAATACCAGATATAGTTCCTGCAAGCTGTTCGATCTTGTCCATCAGCTGAATATACTCAGCAATAACATTAGACATCGTAAGATCGAGTGCAGTAATCTGATTAAATGTAGCTGGCTTACCGCCCTCACGTCCTGGAACATTCCAACCCTCTTCATATGGGTTGATGAAGTTTACACCTACAGAAGACAGATAATGCATCCATCTCTCAGGAGTAATGTTCATAGACTTAGGAATCTGTGTGATATCCATGTTAACAACCTTACCCTTATCACGAGCAATAGCCATCTCAAGTCTATACCACAGTACGATATACATGTACTGCAAAGGTCTAAGAATACTTACAAGACTTCTAGGCTTGCTGTTTCTATTACTGTAGATAGCTCCTGTGTAAGGAAGCTTCTGGCTGTTAGGATTGTCTATGTTTACATGCTGGTATTCAATAGGCTGTATACCAAAGTATAAGTCTGAACCAGCTCTATAACCTTCCCATACTTCTACGATCCAGTCTGGTGTTACATCAAGCTCCATACCAGTCTTCTTATATGTCTCATCAGCAATCTCTACTTGTGGAGTGCCTGTCTCATCCATATAAGTAACATAGAATATCTTCTTGAATGATTTCCAGCAGCAGTGATATACATTGATCACATTACGACTCTTCTGATCCATAAGAGGATTGTCGTATGTATGGAACTGAATGCCTCCGCCAAAGTTATCAACCGGACCTCTATCACCTAGATCACTTGAAGGACGACCAGTAAGCATTTCTGTAAGCTTATTCAAGTCTTTCTCCTCAAGCTTATCATAGTATCTATCATAGATCTCAGCTATAGGAAGTTTCATACGTCTGCAGCACCATGAAGCATCTTCGATAAACTCCAAGTCTGGTGCCTCTTCGAATGCGAACTCAATAGGGTTCACACATTCCATGTAGGGTTCGCTATTAAGAACTCCTACGTAATACACTTCATAACCAGAGATAAGAGCATCTTTCCAACCCTTAATGAACTCATTGTCTATGGAGAGCTTCTCTCTGAGATATGTAAGTGTATGATATGCGGTATTTTCAATTACGTCTTTATAATCCTTAGACATATACTTAGCAATAGCCTCAGGTGGCATAATCTCACCTGATGCAAGCTGTTGCTGGAATTGAGCGGCTTCCTCATCACCCATCTTTGACGTAAGCTGAGCCATAAGATATTGCATAAGCATCTCTTTCTCAGTATCCATCAACTCTGATGTAGCTTCTTGTGAAGTCCTCACTACCCTGAAGTTCATCGGCCTCTTTGTCTCTTCACCTATAAGGAGGTCTACCTTAGGCCTAATTATATTGAAATCTTGAGGAGTAGCGGGGAATCCATCGTCCACTTTAAATGGATTTGTGATTCGTTTGAAGTCTTTCTCATCGAATATTGAATTATAAAGGTTATAGTAGCTCTATACTTCTCCAAAGCGCGTCTTAGTACCGCCTGACGTCACATTGCCCTCACCAATAATGTAGTTAACACAATCGTGCTACCACTTCTCATCCTTCTTTTTCAAAGGTAGCTTCTGTTGAGGGAAGCTGGAATTGTATAAATTATCTTCTATTCTAACCATTGTGTTAACTTATTAAACAGGTTTCTGCCATATTAGTGTACTACCTATATACATAGCTACAGCTTCAGTAGTACCTAACATTATTTTAGTAGCGTTTGCTATATCTGTACTTGTCATGATGCTGAAGTTATTATATATATGGTATTACTATCTGGAGTAAGCAAGTCATATTGGGCTTGTGTACCGTTCCATATCGTTGGAATAGTGGGTTTATTCTTAATATAATCTGCTTGAGTATTATCAGTCTAGTTCCAATCAGCTTGAAGTTGATTAGCATTATTACCATCCATCACATCAAAGTTAGTATTTCTACTATCTCCGGTACCATAACTGAATGCTACGTTGTGACCATTAGAAATATTCGTAACAGTTACAATTGGCGTTATTCCGTCTTGGCCGTCTGTACCATTTGCACCATCTTGGCCAGCTGGTCCTTGTTGACCCTGGATACCTTGAGCACCGCTAAAATCAGTAATAAAACTAAAACCAGAGGCTACTTCGTCTGTTCTTACATAAAGTTTAGCATTATCTGGGTCTTCTACATTAGAAGTAATCATAACAAACTTTCCAAGAGGAACGTTTGCAGAATCAGCTTCCATAGCAGAAATAGATGCGTATGTATTATATACAGAGAAAGCTTCTCCTTGGATACCCTAAATACCTTGATCGCCTTTTACATATATGTCAGACTTATCATACTATTGTGTAGAAGCATTCCATTTATATACATAATTGTCGCTTCCAACATAATCTGCTTTAGCGTTTGCAGCAGCTGTATTGGCTGCACTAGTAGCATTTACAGAAGCTGTATGATCTCCAGTAGCTTGAGTATGATCTGTACTAGCTGTATTATGATCTGATGTAGCTATACCATGATCTTCATCTGCACGACTGTGATCCAATGTTGCAGTATTGTGATCTGACGTAGCGTTAGTGCTATTTGAATGAGCAATGTCTACTGCTGCGTCAAACCAAGCTTCTCTTCTAGTTTCTGCTTCAGTCCACTGTTCTTGTAACACACTTAGCTCGTCAGCTTTGTCTTGTGCAGGTTTACGCAACCTTATTATTTGTTCTGTGGTAAAATCTGAGTATGTGAAAGGGTTACCTTTAGGTCCTTGTGGTCCTACGTCTCCTTGGTCACCCTTGTCTCCTTTTTCTCCTTTCGGGCCAGTAGCTCCAGCAGGACCCTGAATACCTTGCTCTCCTTGAATTCCCTAAGGACCCTAATCACCTTTGTCTCCTTTCGGACCCTGCGGACCCATAGGTCCTTGTGGTCCTGCAGCATATACTCGTTTTACAATTCTTAATTCATCCATACTTAAAAACTAAATACTGGTATATCGTCTTGTACACCGTCTGCTGCATCCCAGTATTTCTGGCTAAACAACGGTAATTCAAAGAGCTCAACCTGTTTATTTTCTTCTTTTGCTGCAGCTACCTTAACCTAGAATAACTCTTCTCTGTATATCATTGTCATACATAGAGCAATCACACGGTCTACGTTCTTTACGCCATCCGTTTGTATTAATTCTTCTAGTAATGGTTCGCTGTAAATTCTCTCTAAATTAGGGTGACCTGGTTCATATTCTTCCATAAGCCATTCTAGGATTAATCCCTCTCCGTATGCCCTAATCTATTTTGTCATGTGACAGCCTTTTCGGCGCTGTACTTTACTATCTTTAAAGATCTCCGTAATAATCTTATCTGGCTGGTCTGCGAGTAAATAATCACAGTGTTTGTTCGTAAAATAAGGATATATACCCTTACGTTCATTCTCGAACAACAACCTAGCATTATAGAATATCAAAAGCTTTCTTACGTTTTCATAATATTCTTCTGCGGTGTCTGGTCGTCCTGTGTACTCTGCTACGATGACATCATTCCAAGCTTCTCCTGCTCTAACGCGTTTAAATATGAACGTCGATCCTAAGGAGTTAGTGAAGGACTCATCATGATCATACGGGTCGCAACCGCCAATGTATAATCCAAATGGGGGATCTGGGATTGGATACTCCCATATGACTACTGATCCTTTTGGTTTGTCATCTTTCTTCAATGGGTATGTTGTTATATCGCCAGATTTCTTTTCTGTAGCTACTACCTTACCATTATCCCAAGCTAGATCTACTATATGTTTCATGTTGGCTAGCTTAGTGTTGGTTCTGATTTTTGTTAGTTGATCCATTAGTAGCTTCTTAGGGAAGATATTCTTTCCTAATTCCAAGCACGCTTCTGCTGGCTTCATAGGACGTTCAGATATAAATCTATCTATAGCTTCTTGTGAAGCACCTCCTTCGCGTACTTTATTTCTTTCTTCTATTAGACGTTCAGCAGCTTCTTTCTGAAAGCTATTGCCGTCCTTGTCCATATACTTGCCATCGTTACTTTCGAGGTTCCAGTATGATGGAGCAAAGAAACCACATTTCGTATTCTCAGCATTATCGTCCCATATATTATCAAAACTTAGGACGTTAAATGCATCTGGGTGGTAGAACATATTCTTTAGACCATCGAATGCAGCACCTTCAGTACCACCTGTACCAAATGCTATAAGTAGTCCGAATGCTACACCGTCGTCAGTCTCTACAGCAGGACGTTCAATCTGCCAAGCTGTTTCAAGTCCTGGGAACTTACCTCCCTCCTCGAATAGTACTAGTTTACCACGAGTACCACGAAGACGTTCAGGGTCGTTCTTCAGAGTAATGCCTGTGATGGCTGATAAATAACCTTGCTCAGTCTCTTTACCAAACTCGTCTTTCACTTTAAAACCTGCTACACGCTCCATACGTGTTGCCGTAAGACGCTGTTTAGACCATGCTGTATTCTTATCAATGAAGTCCATGATCTACCAAGCTTTAGTAAGGATACCGTCACCCACCAAGAACTTCTGTTCTGAAGCTACTGCGAAGTTCTTAGAACCTGGAATAAGCTCATAGTTTCTTACAAGCATTGAGGCTCCTTTAAACGAGTAACCTCTCTGTCTGCACTTAAGAACTGCCATATGCTTGCCTAGTGTCTCAGCTTCTTCTATTGCGTTGAAGTAATAGTAGTCACCGTCCCAGAACGATGGGAAGTCAAAAATACGTTCACGTCTTGTACGTTCTACTCCGTATCTGTCTACGTATTGTGTTTCTTTAAGTTTCATGATTGGGCTGTAGTTCAAGTAGAAGTAGTGGTATCCTGTGATAGCATCACCGTCTTCTGATACAAACCCATTTAAACATCGCTATGTCTCCCGCTCCCAGTATTGTACATAATCGGTAGTCCCCCTGGGAGCGAGAGTATAACAGCCATGTTCCTTGAAGAATATAGCCGGCTAACGAAATTTGTCTGAATTGATAATCTTTTTATTAAAGTCTACCATTATATATTTTTATTAACTTACTGCTGATACTTGAAGTCTCTCCATTGCAGTACCAGAAGCATTTACTTTAAAGAATGACATAGCTCCAGTAGAAGTTGTCTTACTAGAAGCGTACTGTATATAATATGTGCCATTAGATGATCCACCTGAGAATTTATAAGCACCTCCTCCATTTGCCAAATCTGAGTTTGTAAAATTTCTTGCTGTCGCATTAGGAGTACAATATCTGCTGTATGCATTACTTCCACTCGCATAAGTAGCAGTATATACATAACCGCCGGATGTTGTTATATCAGTACCGTTCATTACTACGCCTCTATATCTAGTAACAGGATACTATGCTTGATAGTTTCCGCCATCCAGAAGAATTGCAATATGGTATTCAAAATTATAATAGTCTTTCGGGTCGTCTACCATATATACATTTGTTAGTTCAGCATTTGTAAGACGTGTTGTCAACGCTGGATCAGAGTAATATACAATTGGCGCAGCATTTCCGTTTCCGTCATCATCGGTATAATATACCGTATATGTCTCAGCCTTTACCTCTCCTGTTCTACTACCATTTGTAAGTTTAATAAGATTTCTTCTATGTGGAGTAGGTCTTCCGCTAAATGCGATCTCCTTAAACGTAAGGTTTGTAAAATCTATAGTTACAAGATTACCAGTAGCAGGACTTATCAAATATAAATAGAAACCGCCAGCGTTTGTAGCACTAGTATCTTCTACAGGACCGTTAGCGCTCTCTACATATTTCTTCATAGAGAACCAAGCCTTAGGCTCATCTCCGTAGTTGAAGTTAATACTATCAGATTCTACTGTTATATTGAATCCTTGTGTAGAACCAGCTCTGAATGCGTTTGCATATACATCTCCACTAAACGTACCATCTACACCATCTAATGTACCAGTAATAGTAGCGGAATTTATAGTTGCTGCGTTAATGGCAGCAGTACCTGCAGTTAGAGTATCTGCACTAACGAGTCCTGCGAATATTGAATTGGCAAAAGTATTACCTGAAAGATAAATCTAATCTGCGCTAATTGTTGCACTAGACTCTATTACACCATTGGCGTTTTTCGATACTTTTGTAGCAATTGCTGAAGTATGACTACCTACAGTAGACGACAATGCAGACGTAGCAGTAGCCACACCTTCAGTAAACGTAGTACTATTAACTACTCCACTTATAATATCTGACTATACAGTATAAACGTCATGGTTGTTCGCATCTTTACTTTTAACGAGAACTCTAGACATCAAACTAGATTCTGCATCAATGGCATTTTCAGCGTTTTCTACTCTATTATTTAATCCAGAATATAAAGTATATCCAGTATGATCCTCGTAAAACGCCGCTAAGTCTGTAATGGCTTTAAATGTACCATTCGAATTCTTCTGAGCTTTAAGATCAAGACTAGCAAGAACTGCAGTTTGTACAGCTTTAGTAAGAGCATCTACGTCAGCAACCTAATTAGAAAGATTTGTAACAGAACTAATAGCACCTGTTTGCGGATTAATACCTACAAGTTGTTCAAGATTACCAATAGCAGTAGTAACATATGATTTCTCGGCAGCCGTATTGTTTTTCCAAGTGTTGATATCGTTTATATCTCCAACCACGAGGCCTACTCTTTGATACATCTTGTCTGCTTGTTGTTGCACTACAGATGTTTTAATAGTAATAAGAGGTTCTCCTGTTACTGGATCTGTAAGAGGAGTACCAGAGTAGAACTTAAGTTTTATTGTCTTACCTACAAGAGCAAGTGTATTGTTATATAAGTAATATAGAGAACCTGCAGTAGAATCATCTGGATCGGCATCTGCTGCAAAACTAGATACCATGTAGTATGTAGTATTTACTAACGTAGAGTCTGTACACTCTGTAATCTTAATTTGATTAAGTCCACTAAGCGTTTCTCCAGTAAGTATTATCTTTCCAGTACATAACAAAGTAGAACCAGCATTATTATATATCCAAGCTGAGTATACAACGGTAGAAGGATCATATTCATAATCCCATACACCGTATTGTCTCATGTACTCTATATCAGTCTCTTTCATCCAATGTCCAAACTCTCCTTGCTGTAGGTTGTTTGTAACCCACACAGTATCGTTGAATAATGTCAGAGTTCTTTCAGATATAAGCTGTGTTTGCTGTGTTATGTATTCATCTATTCTTTGTCTCTACTCATTTATAAGTTGTATTAATTCAGAATCGTCAAATACAGGAGTAATAGTGTCTGTCCAAGGTACTTCAACGTATGCTCTATTATTTGCATCCAACTTTACTCCATACTTTCTACCACCTTGATTAGTATTTGATACATATCCAGTTTTTATACCGCCTATGGTGTCATCTGTTGCTGGTGGAATAATACCAGCTAAATTGCCTATTGAAATAAGAAGATCCTCACGGCTTATTTTGCCGAACATGCTACCTTTGGCACGAATACTTTTGTCTGCAGAATTAAAAACAATAGTATATTCTGAGATATCTCCATTAGCAATTGCTGTGTTATAATCAAACGTGGGATCGTCGACAAAATAAAATACCGTATTTATCATATATATTAGCTATTAGCCAGTTGAGCAATTTTATAATCTACGTACTCCTTAATAGTACGTGGTCTTGTTGTTGTAGGAGAAACCTCTGTGATTGCTACCGCAAGATCTACTGCAGTTAATGTATTATCATAAAGCTGGTACAGTGTCTCTCCGTCTGGATCAGCATCGTTCTCAATATAGAACTTCTGTCCAATAAACTCAGGGTGATTATTATCAGCAATAATCTCTGCCTCAGCATACTCATCATCACCGCTTGTGAGTTTATTACCTGTTAGCTGTACTCTACCTGAACCATACTGAACTTCGCCAGTTGAATCAAATGAATCGTAGCTGTAAATAGCATATGATACTACTGTCTCACCAAGATCACCTGCAACTGGGATTGTTGGTTTATCAATCAGGTCGTCGTATGAACCGCTGCTTGCTACACTAGCAAGATCTGCAATAACGCCTGTAGCACTGTCATTGTCGTTTGCACTTGCGTTTGTCACACCGATGGCATCTGCAATCTTAGTGTTAATAAGGTTGGCAGTAGAATTAGCATCAAGGATATCACCTTTAACGTACTCACCTTCAGCAACGATCAGATTTGGCTTAACGTCAAGTCTTGCATGAGTACCTCTACTAACAACATCAATTAAATCGTATTTCTTCATGTTATTTAATTAATTATCTAGGTATTTCATATCTTCCAATTATACCACCACCTTTAACTCTACCAGCTTCGGCCTGTTCAGATCTAGCCTGTTTAACAGCTATATCCAAAGACTTAACGATATTTCCTACGTCCTTAAGGATTCTAGTAACCTTAATAGCAGTATCGATATCCATTGAACCTCTAGAGTAATCTTCTAGAGCTTTAATAAGACCTTCCGCTGCTGTTTGTGATGCTGATAGCAATCTAGTACCAGGTGTTTCCTAGAACTGTATAAAACGCTGTTCAAGTGTTTTAACTTCTTCAGTGGGTACGTAATTCTCATCTCCGAATACATCTTTGGCTACAACCTTAGCTCTATTCTCTATTGGATAAGCTTCATAGGGTGTATTCCACTTATTTAACCAAACTATGTATTCTATCTCCTTCAACGCCAGAGACTTGTCTTTTGCCTTGTTATAATGATCCTTAAAAGGAGGCACGCCCAAGTCATCTGGGTTGAGAGATATTCTGTCGCCTTTTATGTCGAACATATTATATTAAATATACCTTAAGTATTTTGGCAAGCATCTTATACATTCTATGCACTAGATGCCCTATGAGATATGCGGCTGTTTCAGAGTTCTCATCAACTCCGTAATAGGAGCATACATGTGATTGCACATGTTTAGCTTCGTGTACTGTGGTATCTACAAACTGACCAACATTAGTAGCTTGACCTATACAAACCATACTCATCTTGTAGTCAGTGTTTGTATATGTGAACCCAGTATTCTTTTTACGAAGCGTAGTAGTCGCGGCATGTATATCCTCTTCTGTACAATCTAATGATTCTAGGGCGTCGATTATCTCTGTGAAATCCTCTGGCCCTACATTGTAGTATACTAAAACACCCCAATCTCGATCACCTAATTCTATGTATTGTGTAATCATTGTTGTGTTGATGAAGTGTCTTTATCACGTCTTAATAGTATTTCTAGTCTGTCTAAGCTGTCCTGTATATTATCCACTCTATTAGAAAGGTCTGTTATAGCAGTATCTCTTTCTTGTTCTTTAGCGTATACAGGATTCAGAGTTTTAAGTATCTCTTCATAAGCTGTGATATTAGCTTTATGCTTATCTATATTATTAATAATGTCTTTACTGTTGTGCAGTAGAGCATCTACTTCTGATATCATACCCTCTTTGTTTTCACTAAGAGTATAATCACCATAAGTATGCATAGATAAGTTACTAGGTACACAAAACTCCTTAGTCTCGCTATCTATTCGCGTTGTAAGGTCTACTACAGTCTACATGTTAGTACCGAGACTAACTTGCGGATTGTAAGTAGGATACATTGGTCGTGGCATAGATACATTCTCAATATAACCAACCTTAATTGTTGGTGTGCTCGTCCTATCTAGTATATAGATCTGAGAGCCTTTTCTTAATGCTGAAAACATATACAGTTACTTTTAGAGTGCAGTATGGGGGCCGAAGCCCCCAAGTGCACTTATATGTATTATACCAAACGACGACGCATGCGCATATTACGACGTCTATGAGCTAAACGCTTGTTCAGCATTTCCTCATCTTCATCTTCACGCTCGCCATAGTGTTCGTCATGGCGATAATCTTCTTTATAGCCAGAAACACCGCGAAACTTCATTTCGTCCTTGTCTTCCTCGCCATCTTCCTTCGAAGCCTCGTAACAATCGTACATGGCATTCTCCAGTTCGCAAAGAGTTAACTTAGTCTTCTTTGCGTTCAGCTTTGCTTCATCGAGCAGATCGAAAGCCGTATCATAAGCCGACTCTCTAAGTTCTATCATTACCATAATTCAAAGTGTTTAAACGTTAGTATTAAGCTGCAGCAGTAAGTAACTGCATAATATTTGCACCCTTATCATAATATATAAGGTATACTCCAGTAGATTCCATAGTTGCTGGTGTGACAGCAGCACCGCCTAAGTTTGTCAAAGGCTGTGTGAAATCATTAGAAGAGAACAGGATAGGAAGTGCATCTGAACCGCTAGGGATAGACTGGTTGAGTCTGAAGAGTATAACACCCTTATCATTCAGACCTCTAAAAGTCTTATTAGGTAATGTAATAATTACATTATCTGTTGTAGCGGTAACAGCACTACTCTCTATCATTGGAATTCCTCTTCTATTAGAGAAATTAAAAGGATAATTCGTAGTACTAAACATAAGTACCTCCTTCCTTAATCAATTCCAAAAACTATTAGAACCTGCGGTATAGTATACACCTGCATAAGGAGTAGTATTTACAGCAGTAACGTTTGGCCACTGAACAGGAATAGTATTAGGCTGTGAAGCCTTAATAGCTGCAAGCTCAGTAGCAACAGCGTTGAATTTCTCGTTGATCAAAGCAGTTTGAGCAGCATTGTCTGCGTTAGAACGTAACAGAGCGTTATCAGCAGTAAGAGTATTGATCTTATCTTGCAACTCTCTTTTCTCAAGGTCACAAAACTTATCGTTGATCATTACGCTCTGACTCTGAATAGCGTCTACGATATCACGTGTATTACGCTCAGCCTGAGTGCTCAGAGTGTTTGTTTGCTGACATACAGCAAGCTGATCGGCTGCTTGAGCAGCTGCCATCTGTGACTGCAGTGCGTTAGTCTGGTTGGCAATAGCCAAACGATTCTCGCAGCAGCACTGACAGATCTGACTTGCAATAGAAGCATTACCACTCTGGATAGCATTCTGGATCTACAATCCGCTCATGCCCACCTGAGAACCTACAGAAGTAATAGCATTGTTTAGGGTAAAGATTCCATTCTGTACAGTGCTAACCTCAGTATTCAGAAGATTAGAGAGGTTTTGAATAGCTGTACCATTTCCTTGGATAGCTGTCATCAGGAGCTCACGACCAGAATCGTTAGCGATCTGATTTGAAAGGAAACCGTTTGAGCCGTTACCGCCCCAAGCGCCATTACCTCCCCAGCCCCAAATCAGCCAAAGGAAAAGAATCCAAATCCAGTTATTACCACCGAAACCACCATTGTTGTTAAGAGCCAACATGAGGTTAGGGTCTATACCATTGTTACTTCCCATCTCAGGGAACATCATAATCTTAGATGTATCCATAGTTAATTTAATGTTTGTTAGTAAATAATTAGTTTAGTAATCCAGTTATACAGATGGAACTGTTTGCCGCGAGGGGTGGAATCGAACCACCAACAGGTGCCTCCTTCACTTGCCGCCACAACGCGTTTACAAGCACTTGTCTCCCGCTTTACCATTAAGCTACCTCGCAATCCCTGTGTTATACAGTTAGGGTTCTGTTATATTGTTACATCATATTAATTAACTATTTGACTATGATTGTTGTGTAGCCCAAGTTACTGTACTAGGTAACTCAGATATAGCTTTTAATCTAGGTCCACATTTATTTCCACTCCATGTTGTTTGATAATCAGTCAATGCTGCATCTGGTACATATATATATGAATCAGAAGCAAAACTGTAATACCTGTCATCATTAATGCTTGGCGGAGTAGTTGCTAATATTATATAATACGGGCATACTATATTACTAAATGATTGCCAATCAAACGAAGCGACTGTATCTGGAACAACAATTATTTGACTGGCATTAAGATCTCGTATTACAGTTAATTTTGTATCACTTAGATCCAATTTCTATAGTTCATTCATTCCATAGAACATGTGAAGTTGGTCAGCTCCATTTGGATAGAGTGATGTCATATTTGGAGCATGTAATGTTACTGTTTTAAATGCAGTACCTCTAAATGTATTTGCTATAGCATTACCACTAGTAATATTTAAAACCAAATCTTGATTTCTCCCGAGATTAGTACATCCTTGGAACGAAGCTACACCAGGATAAGTTAGATTCTCTAATCCTGTTACAGTAGTTAATGAAGTACAATCCTTAAATGCAGATCCTGGATAATCTGGTAATGAAGTACACCGTGATAAATCTATACTAGTTAAACTAGTACAACCCTAAAAAGCACCTTGTCCAATACTAGTAACATTAGATAAATCTATAGATGTTAATGCAGTACATCCATTAAAAGAAAAATTACCAGCTTGTGATGCTGTAAATTTATCAAATTCATCAAATGACTATACTGTTGTATTACTTGCAAATATATTACCAATGGCAGTATCTGCAGCATCAACAGTAGATACACCAACACCATCACCAATATTATTTGCTAATAATACTCTTTTAACTTCAGGATCTGCAAAATTAATATAAATCTTGTTAGCAGTTATATACAACTCATCAAACTATTCTTCTAGTTCATCTATATATTCCTAACATGTACCATTTACATTTAATCTACCCTAGAGGTTACTACTAGCATCTAGATTTCCACTTATAGCTAAATTATATAGTTTCTCTATAACAGATCCACTAACCTATTCTATGCCTGTTGTAGGCTATTCAATTACTAAATGTGTCATAGTCATTAATAATTACTCGTTATTTTATCAAACATAGTAAATGACTTATTATTAGGAATATTAATAAGTTCTAATGAAGTTATATTCTTATATCCTTCTACTTCAACCTATGCTGGAGTAAGAACAGTGGGACTATTAAGACTAATCTCTGTAGGTACTCCTAACTCATATTTAGTCAATACAGGTGCACTAGGCACTAATACATTAACAGTAGTACCGCTAGCATCAACCTGTGCAATATCTGGACACATAGTCAAATCGATATTACCAGTTAAACCTGTACAATTCTGAATAGACAAGTTTGCAAGTTTTGTCATCTTGCTAAAGTCTATCTGAGTAATATTGTTGTATGCGTTTGTTATAGCAGTACATCCGTCCATATTTAATCCTGTAAGATTAATGAGGTAATTAAACAAGAACGAACCGTTAGCTGTAAGTAGGTTTGTAAGATTTGCACCAGCAGAACTAAAGTCAATAGTACCAGTCATTGATACGAGATCTACCTTAAAGAAGTTATTTCTTCCAATAGCAGAACCATACTGTGTTGTCCATGCTGCATTAAGAGCATTAAACATTACAGACTGACTAGACATTACAATTGGACTAGCGTCATCACTAACAATAATATTAGCCGTAGCACTTCTAGTTACACCAGACTTAAAGAGTACATCTGCAGTCAATGTATAATACTTCATCGAATCGTCATTAGGCATCGCACTATCTGCATTAATTCGTACTCCATTAGGATTTCCATGAATAAGACTGATATAGTTATCATAGAACTCAGTAAGACTAGTGTCGCTACCTCCATCCACATATGTTACTGAATGATTATCTGCCAGTCTAGTAAAGGTGTATGTTATTCTATTAATTTCACCTGTATATGTGTCATTTGAGTTAACGAACAATCTAGCTGACATTGTACTAGCGTAAAATTCAATATAACCAGGGACTGTTCTAGGCGTCTGTCTTCCTAAATTCTACATATCTATATACATAGAAGTAGGATAAGAAGCAGCTACTATATGAATTACAGTGCTATAGTTAATACCTGCATTAGAACATGTAACCTTTACATCATAGTTCTGACCTACAGTAGATTGTATAGATGAAATATAAGCAATACCATCAGCACTATCTTCAGCTTGGATAACAGTAAGACCATTGTATCTTACATAAGCATCCTGACTGTTTACAGGACCAATAGCCCAGTTATAATCTGTAGTATTATCTTCAGCGAGTGTAAATCGTGTAGCATTAAGAGAAGCAGCGTTGCCCTCGGTCAAGTAAACCTCTCCATTAACGATAGAGATGTTACCACCAATATTGATCTGTACATATTCACGCTTATGGTCAACTACAAGACCTGCAGAGTTTTTAGTAAATACTGTATCACCGAACCAGCTCTTGATATTGTTAAGCTGTTGTGAAGTTAAGTCTGCACCAGTATCTTTAAGTACAATATAACCCTTAATACTTGTACTAGCGTTTCTCATCTGAGCGATCTTACTAAGCTCATCGTAGGTAAGCAAATTACTTGCACCTACAGTAGCCTCAGACCAGTTAACCTTATCCATCTCCAAGTAATACTGACTAAAGTCGCCTTCTGCAGCATCGATGGCAGCAATCCAATCTTTTACCAACAGAATTGCTTCCTGTGTAGAACCGGTAGAACCAAGAAGTAATATTTCGTGTACTCCAGTAGGAATACCTTGTACCTAAGTAAGTACTGCACTATTGTCGTTATCGTCGATAGTACAATCCCAGAACTCCATCGTATCCCAACTTGAGTTGTTCATCCAGATAGTGTATACATCTGAAGGAATCTCAATCTTAGAGAAACTGTTACCAGACTGCGAGCTATAGAAGTTAGATACACCTGAACCCATAGCAAGCACCTCCTTGAGCTCTGACATATCGTTGTTATAGATAAGAGCGTTTAGGTCGGTCTGATTACGTTGTCCACGAATGTTAAGTGACTATAAGTTTTCGAATACCTAAGACTGTCCTTGCAACTGACATCCGAGTACTGCAACAGTAGTAGTATAACCATTTTGTGTCTGTGTAAGCTTTGTACCTACATTAAGACTCTTCAAAGGAGAACCAAGTACATCTGAGTATACACCGTCAAGCGTAACACCATCAAAACCAGTTGCTATATCACTAAGGTCAATACTTTCCATGAAGTTAGCACCGTAAATAGTAATAGGGTTCTTAGTGTTAGAACCACCAGACATACTATATACAAGAGGCTGTGATCTACTTACGGCTGTTGTAGCCTGAAGAACACCATCCTTCATAACAGACATGTAGGCATTCTTATTAGGACTAATAGTAACGTTTACATCTGAACCTTCAGTAACGTTTGCTCTAAGGTATATATAGTGATTTTTATAATCGCCGCAGAACCATTTAGCATCATAGTAGTCCATCGAGTTACTTAACCACCAGTGACGGTGTGTCATACGAGAACCTTGTAACCAGCTTAACCATGTTGGGTCACCCTTACCAGATTCTACATACTTGAAGTAACCAGAAGCATTATACATGATCTCACACCACTTAGCAGCGTAGTCTTCATCAAACATCTTAGAGATGTTGTCATAACTAAGACCTGCATTATACAGGGCGTCTGCTACCTTTGGTACGATTGTGTTAGCCCAGTATGGCCATGCCTCAAGAGCATCCCACAACCAGTTAGATGTAGCACGTGTACCGTCTTGGTTATTGCTTCGACCAGAGAATGCAAACGTTGTCACAGATCCTGGAAGCATAGTATTACGATCAATAGGAGGATCGTATGCGATACCACCATCGTTCTTGTTACCAAGTGCAATATCCATATCCCAAGGTTCGTAGTGCCAGTGTACACCATCATACGTCTTCAGCTGAGCATTACGCTCCATAGAGTCGACAAGACCGAAGCGCATACAGAAGATATAGTATGCGGCCATCTTATATAAGTCAAGGTGTTGTGCTGCCTCAGACTAGAACTTAGCTTGGTTCTGATATGTACTTACAACCCAAGCGTGGAAATCAATGAATGGTTGTACTTTCTGTACATACTTAGATGAAGGATTAAACTTATTAATACCAGCTTTAGCATCGTCTTCAGCAATATCATCTTCGTCAGGGAATATAAGCTCGAATGCCTGTTCCCAGTTATACATCTGAGTTACGTTACCAGTAGTAGTATCTTCAACAGATACAATATCAGTAAAGCCGTTGTGAGTCATGTAAGAAGTAAACGGAACGTTAGATCCTACAACCTCAATTCTAAGTACGTTGCCGTTATCCCATACCTTATTCTCTTTAGTATCGTCTGACTTATGTGTAGTAGTCAAACAGAATGGGTCTGAAGGGATAGCATAGATACTACGCTCACCATAGATGAAGTCAGACTTCTTATCGTCCATGAACACATACTGTCCAAGGAATGTACGAGTCCTACTACCACTTTCATCATAGTAGAACACAGCACATGGGAATGAGTCTGGTGCTACACGAATATCATATGGGAACGATGAGTTTGTAACATTACTCCACAGTATAGGAGTGTCGTTACGTGAACCATAACCTTCAATCCAACTACCATCCTCACCAGCGTTTGTATCGTTGTGATGAACAAGCTGACTAGTAGAGAACAGCTGTGGTTCAGTTCTAAGCTTATACTCGTTGTCGATTACAGCGTTAAACCAGCTAGTCTGAATAAGTCTTTGCAGTGTACCATTGTGTACACCAGAAGAGTCAGCATAGTTTGCTTGAAGTACGAACTTGTTAGAAGGAATAGAGTTCTTAGAACCCTGTACAATTGAACCACCTACAAGCTCGTCAGTACCACTCTTCATTACGTACCTATTCTTATTAAGAAGCATGTTAGCCTGTTGAGTAGTCTCAAATGACGGAGCAGTAAGACCTTTAGCTTTGTTCAACCAGAACTTCATAGAAGTAATTGGGTAGTTCAAAGTAGACTGACCGTGCTTTCTAATCTGTACGTTGTTAATCTTAAAGTTCTTCGAAGCATCTGATGGACAGAAGCGCTCGATTGTTACATCGGTAGTAGAGTCTTCCTTGTTAGTCTGACCACTAAGGATGTTTGAAAGGTTACCGGTAATGAGGATAGTATCTATCTTATTCTTACATAAGTCGAAGCTTATCTTACCTCCAGCATCTAATACATTATTATTATTAGCGATAGTAGACTTATTCTCACTATCAAACAGGAAGTTATTGTAAGCATCTGTATAAGTAATAGCGTAGTTATATACTCTTATATTATATACTCTAACACCACTATCAGATCCACCTATCTTAATATTACCAAGTGTCTGGAATGACTGACCAGATGCAATAGCAGCTCTTTCGAGAATACCATTGTTTACGATATATGCAAGACCAGACTCTGTTGTCCTAAGATCTTGATCATCTGGTATGCTATTTATGATAAATGCGAGTTTGATACGCTCGTTGTACTTATAGTTTGTATGTACAACCTCTCTATTGGCATTGTTATACAGTGTTGCTGTATCAGGAGTAATCTCAATACGCGCACCTTCTGTATTACCTATTACAATAATCTTATCGTCCTCATCAGTTACTTTCTCCGACTCGAACTCAATCTCAATTGTTTTACCTGTATCAAAAGAGAAGTTTTGGAATGGCTGGAAGTTAATCACAGCATTTTCCGATGTTCCAGATGTTCTAAAACTATTGTTATTCCATCCTGAGTTGGTGTTCCACGAGATGCCAGTAAATGTAGTAGATATATTCTCAGTAGAATCTGTCCAAATATCTTTAGAGCTACTATCGTTTGTTCTACCGTAAGCTGACATCTTCAGCTCATAGAACCCAGTTTCATTAACAACAATCTTGTTGTTCTTAGTTATATAGATGGGATACAAAGCAAGCTGCGTATCATTGAAGTAAGCAGCAAGATATGTGTCTGTTCCATCTTGCGTATATATAGTAGGTATAAACTGCAGGTCTGGAGCTTTCTCCTGGTTATTTGCAGTAGCATGTCCAAGTATTGTAGGATTCTCATCATCCAGCCCGTTGAACAACTTCCATGTTACAGGAATAGACGTGTTAGTCTGTAAGCTATCTGTATAGTAACCCCACTGCAACGTCTGTGGTTCAAACTGAGTAGCTACAATAACAAGCTGGCTAAGCGGAGAATCAACCTGTGTAAACTGTGTACTAATGTTGATAAATTTACCAGTACTTCCAATTACACTAGAAGCTACGGTAAATATATAGTACAATAGGTTACTATGTACAGTTGTATTTCCATCGTTATACTTACCTTCAGCCCAAATCTGTAATGTATGAGTTCCTTCTGAAAGGATACCAGCGGCCTGTTGAATACCAGTTACCTTTACTGGACCATCTTGAAGTACATCCACACTATAATACTTACCTTCACCACCATCATCAATCTGGAAGTAGATTTTAGCGGTACCAGAAGTATTGTTACGCTCAAATACATAAGGCATCTGAATAGGAGTCTGTCCTGAGAATCTCTCATAGAACTTAAACGAACTTGTCAGGTTAAGCTGAAGAAGTACGATAGTAAATGTTCTAGTGTTACGAGCTCCAGTAGTTGTACCCTTAGCCTCAATGCTGACAGCGTTCTCTCCTGGCTGAAGATAGTCATATATACTAAAGTTAGGATCTGCATCAGATCTATTATACCATCTACTAAACGAAGTAGACTGACCAGAAGCAGTATTTGTTATAGTATATGTAACAGATATGCTGTCTGTAGACTCACCCTCATCGTTATATATTCTCCAAGAGAAGGCAATTCTACTACCGGTATTGTTTGTATCGCCGTAGCGTACAAACCTGTTATTAAAACCACCAGCCTCTGTAGCTGTCAGCTCAAGTTTGTAATCGCTAGGACGAACAAAGTTAAACAACTCAAGATCGCTGTTCTCCTGTGGGTTTTCACTCCACAAAGCATAAGCATCTTCGCTTGAGAACATTCTATACTTATTATTAGATACGTCCTCATACATAAAGAATGGATTCTTGAGCTTATCTTGTATCAACTATCTAATGGAGCCGCCTGATACCTATAGACCACCTGTTACGCTATTGCCAGTAAATGAGTCTGTACCGGTTACCCAGTCAACAAACTCGTTTATTTTTCCATTGTATAAATCCATGTTCTATTTGTTTAATCAGCCCAAGCGTTGTCATCGATCCAAGGATATTCATCTATCCAGTATCCATTAGAATAACAACACAGTAATTCGGTTATCTTACTCCACACCAATTTTAATCCATTGTATACATTCAGTATATCCTTTGACCCACTATAAACACCTGATATATCATGATTGTTTATATGTATCATGGCTTATGGATTAAAGTTGAGTCCAAGGACCTTGGTTATTGGCTTTCATCTCTTTGAGTTCAGTAACGATATCAATAATATCTGCGAGATCAACTGTCTTAATCGCAACGAACTCTTCAGAAGCAACAGTCTGACAGCCAGTACCATCAAACGAGTAATCTTCGAACTCAATATTCTGAATTGAATTAGACGAAGCAACTCCGAGGCTACTTGTGTTAGAGGCCGTGTCGTTGCTATCATTAGTATATACTGCCACAGCATCACCAAGATTCTTCTTAAGTACGTTCTCACTACCCTTAGTACCACACTTATAAATAGTAGTGGTTGTTACAGTGCCTGATACAGACTGTGTAGCGATGAAACAAGTATAATCAGCACCTACACGTGTACCATCTGCAAAGTATACAGCAGCACCGTTTGAGTAGTTTGAAGGAGTCAACTCAGTTGTCTGAGTATCATCAAGGTACAAATGCTTAACAGGAATTCTAAACTTACCGGCAGCATCATCGAAGAATACAGACTCGCTATAGTTGTTCTGGAGCATCATCTTAATCTTTGTAGGATTAGCAGCAGACTCAACATTCAATGAAGCAGTAAGCTTATTAGTAAGGAATATTACATCCTGTGTAGCACCGAAGTTAACCATACCACCGGTCTTATCGTCATTGATTGCATTCAGACGAATCTCAGGAGCCTCACATTTGATTGTATCACCAGAAGTGATTACTACGTCACCATACTTAGCATCGAGGTCAACCTCCTCCTCAGCCTCAACTGAAATCTTTGGAGTAATATCACCACTCAGACGATATACACCCTCGTCACCATCAATAAGGAATGGGAGCTTAGTATCAATCAGGTCGCTCAGCTTTGTGCTACCAGAAACAATGAGCTTCAACTCATCTTTAGAGTAACTCTTGTTCTTATCTGTAACAACGAAAGTAAGCTCGTTACCAGCAGCTGTTCCCTCGTAAGCAATAATCTTATATGTACTAGAAGCACTGATCTTCAGGTTCTTCTTAGCCGATAATGAAGTCTCAATAAAGTCGTTGTTCAAAGCAGCAGCTGACTTAATGATAGCCTCAGTAGTTGTCTGAGCGTCTGCTGTATCAACGAAATCGTAGAAGTCATCAGCAGGCTCATAGGTCTTAATATCAGCATAAGACTTAGCTGCGTTGTTTGCAGCGTTGTTCTTCTTATACTTATAAGCACCTGTTGCAGGAAGCAAACCAAGTCCACCTTCCTTCTCATCGATAATGTCCTTACCAGAAGCTTCCGTCTCACGTACAGCCATCTTCCAAACACCATCCTTGTTGAAACGATACTCATCAGTGAAGATAGATGTCTTCTGAGAGTTGAATGTACCGAACTCCAGACCATCGCCACCACCGTGCTCGAACTTGATCTTGTTCATATTGCCATCAGAGTCATAACCCTTTGGCTGCAGAGCGATACCGCCGTGCTTCTCACAACGAAGGTCAATGGCCTGTGCACGAACCTTCAAGTAACCACGCTCATCACGCTCGTTATCTGTACCAGCATCGAGAGTAGTTCCTGTGAGCACACGTACGTCCATTACTTTATAATCGCCAGACTTAAACATGTGGTCTGCTGTATCAGCACCAGTAGTCTTATCCTTCTTCATTGTAGCACTCTTTGGGTTAGAGGTTGTGCCTACAGCGAGGTCAATCTCACCAGCTACAAGCTGAAGTTTTACTGGGTTGTCAGAACCATCAATGTTCTTAACAACAATCTTATCACGCTTCTTTGGCTCTCTATGGTGTGAACAGCACTGGATATCATCACCAGCCTTAATTGCTACATCACCGTAGTTACCTGTATAACCACTCTCGTTGTTATCCCAAACTGGTTCCAGGTTGATATTCTTATTGCTACCTACAGTAACATTGCCCTTGCTAGATACCGAAATGATACCGCTGGTATCAATTGTACCTGCACTGCCACCACCGGCATTGATAGCATCGACAGCAGTATTTACATAGGAAGTAAGGTTGTTCCACTCCGATGCACTAAGGGTATCCCCGTTAGATTTTTGAGTAAAATTTTGTTTTGTCATATCATGATAATGTTATTGGGAACGTCCCTCCGAACTCCCATGTATCTGTTAATATAATTGGGAAAGGATCACCAAAATGCCAACCTTCGGTCTCAGGTTCTCCTTCGTATGTGAAGTAATACGTGTTATGCTCTACTTGGTTGTTGTCAACAAGTTCTTGATATTGTGCTTGTGTCAACGTAACCATTTTAGTTCCAAACGAGCTAATTGTATTACCTTGTATTTCTATTCCGACACCTGCGACAAGTTTGTCTTGTTTTGTCTCAAGTGCCTGATGTATTGTTTTAGATTGTACTGGATATGTAGAATCAGGATCAATTGTATCATGAATCTCATCCTCCATCACGTACTTCTCTAAATCCCCAGTGACTATTGATTTATATTTTTCGAAATCTCGTTTGAGCTATTCAACTACAGCTACGTAGTTGGCAAAGTCGCCCCTGTTTATAAAAACATCATATGCGTTACCTGTAATTCCTGAAACGTTCACGTATCCATTAGGATCAGCAGATAGCGCTAGTAATGTGTTCCCAAGGGAATCGACAAACGATATTGACCCTTCACCATTATTGACAATGGTAAGGTTATTACACGCATATTCTTTACCGTGTGCCCATATACGTCGATTGTCTTCTATAAATGCAATAGATGTAGGAGATATCTTATCAGCAAATAAATCCTGCTGAAACGCGTTGTATGTTTTATACCTTAAAAGTAAGTTATTAATCTTCTCCATTAGAGCACTCTTTTAGATTTGTATATATACGGTTCAAGGGGACCCTTTTAGGATCCCCTTTCCGTTTGTACCATTGCCATCTTATGCACTCCGGTACTCAGGCTTTTATTACGTAATTATTGTGCCTGCTCAGGGACGTTTTCTTCCCCGCCGCTTACTGTATCAGGCTCCTCAGAGTTTGTAGACATGTCTTCATTTTTCGAAAGACTCTGATTTCCCTCAGCTGCGCTCTGTTCTGTAGTATCAATAAACTCGATAAACTCTACGTCCTCAACTTTAATGATATTAAGTTTTGCGATTACATCGCCCTTGTTATATGCAGCAGGTATTACGTCTGTAGTGTTGATATATCTTACTACAATTTCGTCATCGATCACACCTTTAAGAATAGGACATGATGTCATACGAAGAGTAGTCTCATGAATATCTGATGGTGTGCTGAGAACTCCAACATATCCTTCTGGAATCTCTACACCAAGACCTGTACGATATACAACATTATATTGACCACGTTTATTCAATTCCATAGCAATGTCTGATGCTACGAGATTGTATCCTGCGCCGTTATCTACGACGCGTACCGGCTGTACGGCATTCTCTAAGATTTTCTTAAATTTAATAGTCATCTGCTTTATATATCTTTATTATTATTTACACTTGTGGTGTATATTGGTCGCCCCACCATCGAGTCGAACCCGGACCTGGAGGGTTAGAGCCTCCCGTGCTACCGCTACACCATGGAGCAGTGCCTATGCGGGGTAACGCTCCCCGCTAAAGTCTAAACATAGGCTACCATACTAACTAACTTTTTCTATGGTTTGCAAGGTTTCGAGTGGCCACTCGAATCACAGCCTCCCTTGCATTGGCTGTTTGATCACTTCTTTACGAAAGGCTTCTTAACCCAATTCCAGAAGCGCTTATACCAAGGCTGCTTCTTAGGCTTAATCAGCTTCTCAATAGCCTCAATAGCCTTCTTAATCTGCTTCTTGTCTGTCAGCTCGATGCACTGCATTGAGAACTGAGACAGAAATGCATCGATTGTATCGAGAGCAAGGTGAGCACCGTAAGCTACAACTGCGTTAATCTCCTGGTCTGTAAGGGGATAACCTGCCTTAGCCTTACCACGTGTGAACTCAAACTGTACGTCTCTGTAGTCTTCAATATCAGTAAGATCTACAACAATCACTGGCTTTGTATTTTTATTAGTCTTTTTCATATATGTATAAACTTTATGATTATCACTTCTTAGACTTCTTTGTTTTCTTAGTTGCCATCTTAGTTGCTGGCGCAACATCGGCACAATTGCAACCTGTGCTTTCACAACAAGGACAATCGTTACACTTATTTTCAGCCCACTCCTCCTTGGCCTTCTGCTCAGCATCTCTACGATTCTTAATGATCTTATTCCACTCTTTGCTCTTAATAACAGTAAAAGGTGTCTCCTTAGCAAACTGACTACGATCAAATGTTATTACGATATCGCCCTTCTTTACATCTCTCTCAGCCTTAGTCTCTCCGCATGAGTATATAACATGCATTGGTTCGTCGATATAGTATATGCGATTAATATCGTAACTTGGAACATAATCAATCATCTCAGCTGTCTCTGTCTCAGAATCGATACAGATGTTTGCATAACCACCATTAGTTAAATATAAAGTCTTCATTTTGAGTATTGTCTATTTTTATCTTCTTTAAATCGTCTCTTAAGCTTAAACTTAAACGCTTCGTTGAATAGAATATCTGAAGTATCATCAGACTTCATTATGTCAACTACTTGTTCAAATACATGTTTGCATACTGCGTTTACGATTTCTCTATCGACATCTAAGTTTTTTGAGACTTGTTTAATCACATCATCTAGAGTAATCATCGCTCAACTGCAACAATATCGTATAGACGAATAAGTTTGCTATCTTTTACGAGATCGAAGAACATGCCTGTTGTATCTCTAAATAGGATAACGTCACCAACGTTGATGATCTCGTTCTCCTTCATATCCTCTGCAGGATACCATACAGGACGCTTCAAAACAATACCTCTGCGATAATCAGAATCAACTTCCTTAACCTCTGTCTTAACTTCATCGAAGTCTTGTACCTCAAGTCCGTCATCTTTCTTAACGTCTCCGTTAGCGACAGGTGTATTAAACTCTTTCTTTACTTTGACCGGATCCAGGGGCTTAATCAAGAAGAAGTCTCTAAACTCATACTTTATCTGCTTAGCTACATCTTCTGCGAGCACCGATTGGTCTATCAATTTCTCTTCTTCCATTACTTTCTAAGATTTTTAAGATGGTTAAGTACGCTCAAAATGTTAGTAAGAACTGTTGTCTTCTCAACCTTTACGCACTGTGGCTCACCAGCAAGATCTGTATCAATGCGGTTGAGCTCATCTTTATAACGCTCAATGAGGTTGTCTATCTCATCAAATACGTTAATGAATTTTTTTGGCTCTGGATCAACCTCCTCAAGATAACCATCCTCAATTAGCTGCTTTGCGTAGTCCAATGAGATACGGAATGTTGATGAGAACGTTGAATTCAATTCATCTGTATCGCCTCCCTTATGAAATTCCTCATTATGTTCAGCAATATAGTAGTTACCATCTTCAGAGAGAGTGAATGTATCACCCAACTCCATTACAAAGAATGAATCGATTACACGTAATGTTTTAGCCATTTTTTATTCTGAATTTTCGTTAAATACGACCGCATAACGTAAGAATAGCCATATACGGTTGCAAAATAATTTTATTTTTATCAAAATGCAGCCTTTTTACCCTTTATTACGTTATGCAGTTGTATAATATAAACATTCAGTAGAGATATATATGAAGAATAAAGGAGCTAGAATAGACACATATAGTACACAATACGACATAGATTTTGTTGTAGCTAACTCTAAAGTAACACTAGAAGAACTCAGAGAGCTCTACTATTATGCTGATGAAGAAGAGCTTGATGATACTTGGGATAATGGAGCAGCTACTACAGGTGTTGTAAAACGTAAGTCTGATAATACTGTAGTGGTATTAGTACGATATATGGGTAGATCTCAGTATAAATCTTCTGGCGATAAGCTGTTAGATATAGTAAACGTAGCATCACACGAAGCTACACATGTAGCAATAGATATATACAATTCAGTGTGCGCTACAATAGATGTTGAGAATCAGGAGACATTCGCTTACTTTGTTGGATATATCACAGAAAGAATACTGAAGACCTTATTAAACAAGTAAGATGACGCATATAGAACTAAACGCCGTACTGTACTATGCAGACTTTCTGAGCTTGAAACATGAATGTCATCCAGTAACCGATAATTGCAAGTATTTCTTTATTCACGGGTGTCCGGTCAATAGTGCTTTTATCGTGGACTTAGAACCAGAATATGATGTCGATAATCCATATTTTATTCGAGCAATACAAGAGTTTTAGGTATTGAAAGATAAATATGATGAGGGCGCAGCCATGAGCTTTATAGATGATATCTGTACTATAAAATCATGTGGCAGTGTTAACGCAGAGCAGATGCTGAAATGTATACACCAGTTCAGTAATAAATACGAACGTAAGGCCGCATTTAATGCGTATAACAAATGGAGAAAAGAACAATATTATTGTCACATAACGATCAACGAGAATGGAGACCCCGAACAAACAGAATGTACAAGGTACGTCAAACACGCTGAAATAGCACTTGCAAAGCGAGGCTTACTTAAAAGCCCTGGAAATGATGGAAAGAATTGAAAACGCTGCATATAAAAATGGTTACTATGGCACAGACGATGAATGAAATAGATCCCTGCGATTGGGAAGATATAAATCCTAGTAAAAACGATGAGTAAATTTAGTAATTTATACGATATCGACGGTAATATCATCAGTAGACCCCCTCACCACCGATTCACAATCGAAGAAACAGAGAAATTGATTGAGGAATTGAGGAAGAAAGTAGAAGATAACCCTGATAACAAGGTTTATAAAGTATACCTCGCTAATGCACAGAAATGGCTTATGCATATGTATACTAATATGAGTCCCGCAGATTTGATGAAACGCCTACGTGAAGCTAATAATAGCCAGGTAGAGGAGGCCAAATCAGCAGCTTCTGCTGCAGAACAAGCACAATTAGAAGAAGTAGCCAAAGCTGTCGAAGAACTTAAGAAGGAATACGACGCAATGGAAACAAATTCTAACGAATTAGACGAATACGTTGAACCGATTGAGGAGATTGCAGCATGATGAGTGAAGGAATAACCACAATTGTAATATGCTTCCTTATAGGATTAATGTGTGTATTTGGAGTAATAAACAAACAAGACTAATATGAGAGACATCAGACGAATATTTGTACACTGTACAGCAGGAAACCAAAAACAGACCCTAAAAGACCTCTTAAATGAGTTCAAAAATAAGGGTTGGAGTGCCCCAGGATACCATTATGTGGTATTCCCCAACGGTAAGGTGGAGCAATTGTTGGACGTATCTAAGGTAAGTAATGGAGTACAAGGATATAATAGCACCTCAATCAACGTAGCCTATGTTGGAGGGATTGATAACAAAGGAAGAGCTGTAGATAACCGTACACACGAGCAAAAAACGGCACTTTTAGGTCTTCTGATGGAGCTGAAAAAGAAGTACCCAAACGCACATATCATGGGTCATAGAGACATTTGGGGCAAAAAGCCTTCAAATTGGAAGAAACAATGCCCATGCTTTGATGCTGAAGCCGAATATGCCAACTTAGATCGCGTAAAGGTAGAAAAATACGCCGACGCTACAGACGAACCAGCACAGATCGTAATGCCTTCCTTCGCTACAGAGGAGAAAAAGACTATAGATCATAAGGATATTTGGGAAAAAATTAAGAAATTGTGCCCATGGAAGCGCTAAAACCTAATATACGTGAGTATTATTAGTGCAGATAACTATGAAGAATCCAATGACAATAAGCCAATTGATAGCAAGGCTTGAAGGAATAAAAAGAACGTTTGGAGACGTTGCTATAGGAACTTGGCAAAACGATGGCGTATACAGACCAATATATTCTGTAAAACTAGCGAAGGGTATAGACAGAAACGGTAATGTATATGATAAATGCGCTTGGTTAAGATGGGAAGATTTTTATTATAAATAATATATAATCTATATATAGTCTATATATAATATATAATATATAATATAAATATTAAAACATTCTCTAACGAGAACGGATAAATAAATATAATATAAGGGGGTTAACTAGAGATAGTTAGCTCCCTTTTTTAGTTTATATACAACTAAAGGGGAGATAAAATAAAAAATTTTTTATAATTTTTTTGTTGTATAAGTGTAGAAAGTCGAAACACACTACTCAACCCTCCCCTCCCAACACAACAAAGTCAAGTACCCCCTACCCCCTCAGTCGAATAAGCCTTCTACTATCGAATGCAATATTGCACAACTTAACACAAATCAGTATGAAAGAAGTCAAGTCCTATTCGTTCAGCATCGAGATGCCCAACGGTTCGTGGAAAAATTCACCAGAGTATCCAACACCAGAGAAGTGCTTCGAGGCAGCCTGCCGTTGTACTAAACATCTCGGCAAGAAATTCCAGCGCATCACGTTCGTCACCAACTCCAAGTGGGTAGCCGAATAACAGTTTAACGCTGCTCCGCAAGAGCAGCTTATTCTGTTGTTTGAATCGAATAAGACTTTTCATAGTTAGTGCAATATTGCACAACTTAATATAAATCAATTATGAAAGTAAAGATTGTTGAGAAGGAATGCACAGCTAAAGTTGGCGTTTCTGTTGAGTTCAGTAACAGTGAGATTGACAGCTTAGTTCGTATCGCACTAAAGTTAGATGACAAGATTGAAGAGAAGTGCAAAGAGATGCACAACTACGTCAAAGCGTCACAAACTGGTGTAAAATACAACGAATCTGACGAGATTCCTGTTGCAGTAGACCTCAAGACATTGACTCGTATCAGTTGGCTTCTTGACAAGATCACCAACGGCAGAGTTCGCAATCCAAGTGATTTGTTCAACGAAGCCTATGGTGAGTATCTTGCCACACTCGAGTCAATCAACAACAGGGGGGAGGAGTAATCCTCTTCCCTTTTTATCTCAAATTAGGCTGAAATCGAATAAGCCTTTTATTATCGATTGCAGTAAAATACTGCATAACATTGTTCCACTTAAAACGTTTTAAAGTATGAAGTACAATTTAGAAGACATTAAGTTGCGCAAAGTTGCGGAAGGTAAGCAGAATGCGGGCACACTGTTCCTGCAGGCTACAGTAGTTAACCCAGATGACGAATGGGATGAGCCAGGCTCACTGACAACGTTCAATGAGAGATTGGTCGCCAAATTCGCTGAGTTTCTCGTACCAGCATTGCCAGGCAATGTAGACCAGTTCGGACGTCAGACGTGGCAGAAGTCACAGCTCAAGGACGCCAACAAGCCCATTCCTGAGAACCTGCTGGTTATGACTCACGCTCAGTTTGAGGAAGTACAGTCGCCTGGCGGTATCGATATGGTACGCCTGAAGGACGGCTCAAACGAGCCAATGGTTAACCCGAAGAACGGCCAGTACTATCGTCGTAACAGTATCCTCGTCCTGACCAAGAAGGTTGTGGACAACGAAACAGGTGAAGTACGTTACGCTAAGGGTTGGAGCCCAGCTGAGCAGGCCAGTGGTATCTGGAACAACCTGTATGCACCTGCAGCACAGTTCGATTCTGCCGCTACACCAGGTGTAGTACTGCCAGCAAGCCCCGAAACGCCATTAATAAATAGCGCAAGTGGCACTGCACCAGCAGTCTAAGCACCGCAACAGAGAAGGGTCTGCACACAGTGTGGGCCCTTCCACTTGCTGTTTACGACACGCAACAACACAACTTATAGCCAAAGTGGAATCAATAAACGAATGCAATATTGCAGATAACTAATCCATTCAGTTATGAAACGCAATTAAAGAATAGCGTGTGTTGGTGAAAACCCATGTCAGTCACGCCTGTGCATAGAACTCCAGTGCCCGAAGAGTAGGAGTTGGCAGCTGGAAATAGACAGCATTTATTCTTTTGACAGTCAACTTAATGTTTAATCAATAAATAACTAATTATGCCAGAAGGAAGTATACCTTTCAAGTATCCTTGGGTATTCAAGGACGCACTAACGGTAGCAGGTACAGATTATGTACATATTGCTATCAAACAAGAACGTGGAGTAAATAACTATGTAAATGTTCCTGTAGCTTATGAGTAGTATATATTTTATCCAATTTGGATGCATCGTATCCCTGGATGAGATATTAGATGCATTATGCGATTCATTAGCTGAGAACAATTTTAAGGATTTAAACAATCACATTGTCACACCTTTTAATCATGTATAGTTATGAGACGACGTTTTTGCACTAACAGTGTGGCATCATCAGATGGTGACCATACAAGAATTATGCACGATAGACGTGCAAATACTACAGGACGTACGCCATACAAGTTCTGTGGTAAAGAGGTTATCGTAACGGCTGGTAAAGTATTCTTAAAGAGTACAGGTCGTTGGCTGGGTTATTTTACTATCAATAAAGGAAATAGATGCATTACAGGTCCTAATATCTGTGGTGTATTAACAACAATTTAACAATCCAGTCACAGAGCAATGATAATCTGAAAATACACTGGTTCGTGAGAATAGGTGTATTTGTTCATACATTTACTTCGTAAATGCCAGTTCATAAATGAACTTCTAAATAAACTGTCGTGTCTTTAGACACCCGATGAGTCTTTGCAAATTAAGACGAAACAGTTTTGAGTATATCAGTGAGAGTATCTTAGCTCAGTTGGTTAGAGCGCTACATTACAACGTAGAGATCAACAGTTCAAGCCTGTTAGGGCTCAATATTTCTGGTATATTCAACAGATGAGGAACTGCATAGCTTAGTACTCATCAAAAGAGGTTTCCCTTCCGTAAAATGAGTATAACCACAAAAGCTGGATAAACGGACTCCATATCAAGACGTTGATATAAGGGAAACTATCGCAGCGCACGCGGGACGCTATATTGCCGTGGACTAATAGGAAAGACTATTAAGTTGTGCGTAAGATAAACTATAACGCTCAAACTCTTGCCTATAAGAGTAACAGATAGGCCGTTGAATGTAAGGACCCTCCATTATAGAGAGGTAAACGTACAAACATTACAAAGCTGTTAATGTCGCTGGACAGCATTGGGAGGTGAGACAGACTATTCCTCCCACTTTTAATCCATCTCTGATGGATTCTAAACCCACTAATACCTAAATTTTGTGAAAAAAGTAGCAAAACGGTCAGTAGTTTAGGGGTTCTACACAGAACTGGGAGTGTAGTATTTATGTGATACGGGGACCAAGGAAATCCGTACACAAAACACACAGCTACAGAAGGTCGTACAATGCTGTGAGTGTGTACAAAGAGTGACGTGATGTACACAAAGCTAGGGTAGTCTATAACCCCGCATCTTGTAAAAGGCTGAAAAGAAGAAAGTAGACAAATCGGCAGCAAAGTTGTACATATGCTGCACACGCGTGTTGGGGGAGGTGCTACGCATTTAATTTACGGAGCCTTCCCCACTTTTTATCGAAATGGATTGTTGATAATAATATGCCAATGTGTGTAAATTAGGCAAAGAACCAGTTTTGTTAGTACCAAGTGAGGTATAAGTTGTTCCATAATTTAAGACATTAGGGAGTAAAAACTCACGGTCTGTGAAGATAGTGAGTTTTCTTTTGAATATCAAATCAAATAAATATATGAAAAAGATTATTCTTATGCTGATATGCATACTAGGTATGTGTGCAGCAATCAACGCCCAACACGTTGTTCAAAAGAACAACACATTTGAGCAAGTTTCTAAACGTCAAAAGAAATTTGCTGGTGCTATCAAAACTAAGTACATTTACAAGGATTCAACTGGGAAAGAATATCCCATTATGATATCTAAAAATGGAAAGGTTTTTGTAATCAAAACTAAGAAGAATGGGAAACAATACCCATATTATTTGAAGGATCTGCAGGACAAAATCTACAATGAGTATGCCAATAGGATTTCTAAATAATCCAGCTCCAAAAGAGTCAAAGAAGTGGAAGGCTGGACAATTAGTTACTCTTAAATACAAGAACACTAAGTTATTGTGTAGAGTAATGAAATCTCCAGACAGATATACATGTAGGCATTGTAATTTTGATGATTTACCAATAATGGTTTGTAAACCATATTGTTCTAGAACATCATTAAACTCTAAAATGCCATATGGTCATTATTTCAAAATACTTCACAAACACGTAGATTATGAGAAAACGTAACTTCAACATCCCAGATGATGTAAAGACCTTCTTGTTCGGCGTTGTTATTGCCATATTCTTGCTTGGTTTACTGTTCCTGTCAGCATTATTGCAGGGACATGGAGACTAAATGGAAAGCTGGTCAAATTGTCACAATTGGTAATTCAAGATTTAGGATTACTAAGCGTGAAACAACACAAGGGTCTGTATGTGACGAATGTCATGCTGCAAATAATCCAAACGATAAATGTTGGTATGAACGGCGCGAATGTCCTCTCGGTATGAATGGCACTATGTGTCACTGTAATATGAGTCACGATTGTTATCCTAAATTATTAGACTAATGGACGATTATTTCCCAGAAACAAATCCTATTAAGGTTGATATGTCAAAATCAACAGAATACGACATTCAACTTGTTGAGAGCCACCGCCATAACGGCTCTAAATAAAACCCCAGTGGGAGTGAGGCAATAGCTTTGCTCCCACAAATTTAAAAATACCCTGAAGAGTCTTGGAAGATTAAGACGAAACCTAGGAAACGATGGTCGGTATAATGATCAAAACATTTAAAAATGGCAAAGAAAATCAATTTCAACACGGCCCAAGAGGTCGAGCGTGCATCTAATGCACTGAAGGATATGCATATTGAGCATGTCCTCGTTGAGTATCCAAACAACAAACACGTTGTGGTTCTCAACCGTTATTTGTCAGATGCTAAAAAAGCATTTGAGGAAGCTAAACTTGTGCCTTTGCGCATCAAGAACCAACGTCATTATGAGATGTGTGCTCTGACTCACAAGCATTTCATCTGGAATGTTAAATTTCCGTCTCTATCCAAGTAAGTAAACTCATTTATTATGGAAACATTAGAGTTATTTGCTGCAAGAGACAGAAGAGGCAACCTTAAACTATTTACTGGAGATTCCCTCGTAAAGAATCAAGGTAAAGGTTATTGGCTGTCTGAGTACAATTCTCAGATTGGCGAGATGGAAATCTCGAAAGATTCGTTCCCAGAAATCCAATGGGATGATTCAAGACCTACAAAACTATTGTTGATTAACCCTGAAAGTGAGGACGACGAATTAAATGATGATGTAACTGTTCCAGGTTGTATTGAGGTGCATGTAGATGATCATACATCAAACAGCAACTTAAGAGTGGATTCAGAATTGACTGTGTTTATTAATGACATAAGCTTTCTGGAGAACAAACACGACGACAGATACAAGTGCATTATTCATTTAAAGAGTGGTAAGCTATTGCCGTGTAGAGAATCTGTCAACGACATTAAACGTCTTATTCATGAAAATAGTTAGTGAACACTTTAAGAGTATATCTGAAATGATGGATGTACTCACAAAGAGGCCCAATAACGAAATCATGAAAGAACAAGACAGTTCATCACGTAAGGGTGACAAAGATTGGTATGGAACAGAATCGTTTGAAGAAGCTGTTGAATTAATGCAGACTGGATATAAAGACGTATTACCTCAAATTAAACAAGGTTTGTCTAATTCCATGAAAGCATTGAGTAAACAGTTTGCGAGAACGGATATGAGGAGACCAAGAAATCTCCCCATAGGTTTTATTCCAAATGTACCAAATGCAATTTTAAACTTGCCTGATTCCATGATTGACATTAAGTTGACTCCTCAGAAGAGGAAGACGCTTACTATCACTTATGTAATGGCAGGAAGTTGTGGAACTAGAGCAGAGATGTGGATTAAAGCAGGTATATCATTACTGACAGCGATTAAAATCATTGAAAGGAAAGGTATATCTGTTAAAATTGATGCATCGTTCTATTGTGGCACTGCTGATGGAGAGACTGTAATGGGCTCTGTAACAGTAAAACACTTTGGACAACCTCTAGATTTACAGAAATTGTGTTTCCCACTGGTACACCCGTCAATGTTTAGAAGAATGGGCTTCAAATTCCTTGAGACAACTCCAGTCCTAACAAAACCAGGTTTTACTTGGGGATATGGAAGAGGCTTCGAATGTGACGAAGCTGAAATCAAAAAGGAGATAGAAACACCTAATAGTTATATTCTATCTGGACAGTGGATTAAACGCCACGGTTTTAAAGTAGAAGAAATCTTGAATTATCTTAATTTTAGCAAAAATGACAACATTAAAAGAGTTGAAGAAGAGAGCATCGCAGACGCAGACTTCGAAGACGACGAAGGAGAATGGGACGATGACGATTACTAATCCACAAGAAGAATCTAGTATAAATCGTATTACACAGGTTCTGAACGACTTGATATTCGAACATTTGGCAAGAGTAGACTCAGAAGAGCTATTTAACCAGGTATATCCTGACGTACGAAAGCGTATCGTGCAAGAACTTGGCCCGATTCCTGAAGTACACAAGGTGGAAACACCTATGGGAGAACATAAGTTCGAAGGTATCACTCATGAGAAGTTTGATCAAGTATTAAGTATGGTTTGCAATGACATTCCTGTATATCTTGCAGGTCCTGCAGGAACAGGTAAGAATGTTATATGCAAACAAATTGCTGAAGGCCTAGGTCTTAACTTCTATTTCTCTAATGCGATAACACAGGAATATAAGCTCACAGGATTTGTGGATGCTAATGGTAATTACCAGCCTACACAGTTCTTTGAAGCATTCAACAACGGTGGTGTATTCTTACTTGATGAGATTGACGCCTCAATTCCTGAAGTATTGGTTATTCTAAATGCTGCTATTGCCAACAGATATTTCGATTTCCCGAAGTATGGCAAGGTAGAAGCTCATAAGGACTTTAGAGTTATTGCCGCAGGTAATACTCTGGGTACTGGTGCAAACTCTGATTATACTGGTAGATATTGCCTAGATAGAGCGTCGCTTGACCGATTTGCTCTTATTGAAGTAAACTACAGCCCAAAGATCGAAGCTGCTATTACAGAGAATGATGAGGACCTCATCAAGTTCTGTCACGCATTTCGTAAGATTACTGATGGTGCAGGTATACAGTGTTTGTTCTCATACAGATCTCTTGATAGAATCCATAAGCTGAGTAAGCAGAAGGATTTGTCAATGCAAGAGATATATGAGATTTCTCTTCTCAAAGGTCTTGATAAGGATGACATCAAGATAATTAAGGCTGAATTGAGCAAATGTGATGCGGATATTAAGAATCTTTCGTATACACAGGAGTTCTTGAGAATACCACAATAATATTGCTATGGTTACAATAAGTAATAAGATTACATCCGCACAAGAAAAAGCCCTTGAAAAAATAGGGTGTGTATTCTTTTATATAACCCCATTTACAATGTATGTTGAGCCTGACGTCGATAGTGTAATAGACTATCTGCGTAAGAAACACAACGTAATCATTTATAACAGCATGGAACCATTTGTGGATCCACATACAAATAAGATTCTGTATAGATTCTCTGTTAAATTTTGTAATATAAGGGACGGATGGAATGGTAGACAATATATTGGACAATCAACAATGACGTGCAATATATATTCAGCTAAAAGACAAGCAATCTGGTTAGCAATTCGATGGATTAATAAACAAAGAAATGGCAAGAAAAAGTTATCGACCAGGTCAACTCGTCACAGTAAACGGAAAGTTATTTCGATTGACTAAACCAAATAAGAAACATATTGGGTTGTGTCACAAATGTGATCTAGCTAAAGAGAAACAAATCCCAGCTGGTATGCAGTGTCACAAATATTGTTATAGAATATCTTTTCGTAAAACTGGTATAAG